GTTTATCAGCTTAGCGCACAGATTATAAGTGGCTACCATGGTTTATACCCCCAATTCTATTTCGCACAGTCGTGCTTCGTGGTCTGCTGCTATCTCAAGCAGGATTTCTTCTGTTGACGGTTCGGGTACGTATCCTTCTTCGTAAAATGTACCAGTAGCGCCATCGTATACCCAACCTTCGGGGGCAGTCGGCTTAATAAATCGGTCATCGCCATCTTTAGTGGCATCGTAACCCCAGCCCTCAAACACATAGTCGGGTGCATTTACAAACAACACATCAGGTGGGAAAAAACCAACGGTAGACTCTACTGTTGGGAAACGGTCAGTTACTTCATTGTAGCAGAGGTGATTTAAAACTTGAAAATTTTTCATCAGCTAATCCTACCTACCTTTTGATAATACGTGATTATACAAACTCCGGCTGAGCCAGCGCTTGGGGATGAGTTGCCACCGCCGTTACCGCCAGCGCCATAATTGCCGTAACCATAACCGCCACCGCCACCGCCGCCTTGGTTTCCATCTTTGCCGTTACCGCCGTAGCCGCCGCCGCCGCCGCCGCCGTAATATTTTCCGTTACCGCCGTTACCGCCGTAGCCGCCACCGCCGCCACCGCCGCCGCCATAGGTGCTACTATTATACCCGCGGTAGCCGTTACCGCCGTTACCGCCGTAGCCGCCGCCGCCGCCGCCGCCGCCTCCACCTGTACCACCGTCACCGCCAGCACCACCAGCACCGACTCCAACGAAATCTACTGCCAACTCAGAGGTGTCTGTTCCTGCATCGCCAGCATTACCGCTGCCGCCGCGGCCGCCGCCGTCACCGCCAGCGCCACCGTAAGTGCCCCCAGCGCCGCCAAGACCGCCGTTACCGCCGCCGCCGCCGCCGCCATAAACACCACCAGCACCCCCAGCACCGGCAGTGTAATTCACGTTACTTCCCGCTCCGCCGCCGCCTCCACCATAAGTACCAACACCGCCGTAGCCGCCACCGCCGCCACCGCCGCCGCCGCCTCCACCTGTACCACCGTCACCGCCAGCGCCTGGGTTGCTGTTAGCGGTGGCAGAACTAATTCCGCCACCACCACCATTAGCCGAAACATAAGTACCGAATGAGGATGCAGCTCCGGTCATGCCATTGTAAGGTGACGAAGATGTCACTGTACCACCTGCTCCGATGGTAATTGCGACATTTTCATTTGGGGTTAATTTTAGGACGCTTTTAGCCATGTAGCCGCCGCCACCGCCTCCACCATAGCCGCTTGATGTGCCAGCGCCACCACCGCCACCGCCAAAAATCATGACAGAAACAGTATTATCAACAACATTATTGGGCATCCTAAAGGTCGCATCTGATGTAAATATCTCAGTTACCAGATTGCCCCTATTCTCCAGATTTCGAAGTGCTTCATCCACAGTATGGTCTGCATCATCGTCAAATATCGCCTTTGAGGTTTCGTCACTCAGCAGATTTGCCTTGTTGAGCGGTGTACCCTCTTGTACAGGCTCGTCTGCACGAACCATGTCGTATGTATTTGTTTGCCCTGATACGGGTGTTAGCTTTACCCGCCCGGGGTATCGTGGAGTTCTATCTACCATGTTTTATACCTCTCCTGTGTAAATTTCGCCCGTGTAATACCACGCTTGTGACATAAGCGTTAGTATTTCTTCTATATCCACAAGTATCTTTTCGATGTCGTTTGCTTCGCCATAAAGCAAATCTTCCATATCTGCTGGCACTTGTGGGGTTGATTGCCAGACCGTCAATTTGTTGCGCAGCGTTGTCACGTCTTGCAGATAGCGTTGCATCTGTGTGGGCGTGGGCGTGTCTTTCGCCGCCCAGTCTGTTTTGGGCGATACGCTCACTACATAGCCATAGCTTGCAAGCCTTTCGGCTATGTAATTTATCGCTTCACCCACTCGGTTTAAGTCGCTGGCGTTGTATGCGCCCTTGAGATTTGTCCTGTATTGCGCTTTCTCGGTGTCGCTCATATTGCGCCAGCCTTTTTTAGCAAGCTGCTCTACAAGCGTCACATCGGCTTGTGTGCGGTCTGTGATTAGTTCGTCTATTATCATGTGTTCACATCACTTTGATGGTTACAGAGCGTTTAATTATCTCCGTGCCCATGCTAAAGGTGTATTGCAGCTTGTACTGCAATCTCTGTTTTGGCTGTATCTCGCACGACAGTCGCCATCTTGAGCCAGCCTGTTCTAACTCGCAAGCGCCCTCATCCTCTGCTCTTGCACCAGCTAATAGTTGCCATGTGCAGTTCTCGGGCTGGAAGGTTGAGCCGTCATTTAGCCAGACTTCAAGCGAGACTATTCGCCGCTCGCCTAATATTATTGTTTTGTCGTTCATTCTCCACACACCTCGCATCGCACGATTTTACTTTTTACGGGGTCTGCACTTACTTGTGTGCTAACGTCTCTCATGTACGATGCACTTTTGATTTTGCCAGCGTTGAAGATGCTGAGAACATCTTCCATGGTGAAGTTTGCGCCAACATCTACAATCTCGATGCTGAAACACAGCTTGCTGGGGTCGTAGGTCAGTTTGATGGTCGCAAAATAGCCTACATTTCCCGCCGTATCTTCTGCCCACAGCTCGATGATGTACATTCCCGTCTGCGAGGGTGGAACTGTGGTTTCCCACAGTTCCGTGTCCTCGTTGAGCTGAAATATTATCTCAGAGCTGTTGCATTTGCCAAACACTCGGCTGACCATTAGTCGGTGACCTTAACGGTTACGACGTAAGTGGCTCCCGCATCAACGGGATTGGGAGTAAGAGTAATACTCTGAATGACGGGAATGCTGGTATCGAGGGTGACAGTGCGAGTGACCGTGGTGGTCTTACCTGCGCTATCCTTAGACACAATCGTGATGGTGTTCGCGCCCTCAACGATAGTGACCGTGGTAGAGAACGAGCCATCACTGTTGACGGAGACAGTCTTAGCAGTACCAGAGCCAACCTTGACAGTCAGAGACACGGGGCTGGAGGTTGTATCGTTGGTAGTACCAGACACAGTAACAGTAGCGTTGTTGGTGATTGCGTTGTTCGCGGGTGCGCTGATGTTAAGAGTGGGAGGTACAGTGTCGATAGTGCAAGACACGCTTGTAGCAGTTGCCGCGTTGCCGTCGTTGTCGGACACATTGAACGTGAAGGTGTGCGAACCCTCGCTGAGTGCGGTGCTGGGCGTATACTCGCAAGTATAGCCGTTGGTCGCCGCCGTCTTTGTAATGCCGGAAGTGACCGCCGTGCCACCGTCAATCTTGATAGATATGGTGTCGCTGTTTATGCCGCTGTCGGCATCGGTGACAGTCCATTTGATGGTGGGTTTGCTGTTGGTGACATATGCGCCAGCAGTGGGGTAAGTGACGCTAATGGTGGGCTTGGTCTTTTCAAGCACTCGCAGACCAAGGGTGCTAAAATCTGATACAGTTGCGGTTACCTTGTTTCCTGCGGTATCTTCTACCGCCACGGTGCCGTTATACTTGTGGTCATCGTTCTGGTTCCAGCTTGTGGTGCCGGGAGCTGTGACGGTGCCGGAGTAGACAGCGTTTGTACTGTCATAGGACAGCTCGACAGTCTGCCCGTTGAGTGTAAATTTGACTGTTTTAATAGCCATGAATTATCTCCCATATTTTTATTTATGTGCCGTGCAGCACTTGTAAACATTAAGTTTCGCCGGAATAGATTTCATTACTATAAAACCATTCAGGCTCCAGTATTCTGATTATTTCTTCTACTTTCACTGTAACAGTGATGTTCACACTTACCGCCACAGGATTAGGCGATAGGCTCACGCTTGTTATGCTCGGCTCACTTATTGTGATTGTCTCTGTCACTGTAAATTACCTCACAGATATATCTGCAACAGTCATGTTAGACAATTTAATTGTCATGCTATAAATATTGCCTACTATTTCTGCCCCCCAAAGTGTAGGAATATTAACTAAATCGCCAATCTTTCTATCACCAAGGATTATTGTTGCAGTCATCATTTGTCTTATAACATTGTAATTATAGCACATTTCAAGCAATTTGTCAAGGTTTGATGCAGATACTAATGTCATATCCGTGACTTCAACTATGTTCTCTCTATCTGACGACACATTTGTTGGATTTACTTTTTCATAGACAGTAGTGGTATCAGTGTATTTCTTGCCATCTATTTCTATACCGCCATTTGTATCTTCTGCTATAGAATGGCAAGTAAGTCTGACTGCTGTCACTTTATCACTTGTAGTTACAGATTGACCTTGAAATATTTCATCAAGCTCTAATTTCTTTATGCCCTCTGTGGGCACAGGAAATACTGCAATACCATCTGTGCCCATTGTGGTTACACAAGCGCCTATTGCAAAACATATCTGTCTTAATGCTTCTCTCTTTGTTACATCGGCTGATATATATCCATTCAACAATTCATTTTCAAGAGAGTTGTCTAAATATAGTATAAAATCATCACCGAGTAATTCTTCTATTGCCGTTTTTACTGGATAATCAGAATACACCTTGCCGTAGAATTTTGCTAAATCAAGTAAGCCTACTATATCTTCTGCGTCTACGTTAAACAATCTTTCGCCAATTTGTTCGCCAGATTTAATATAAGTTGAGGTTAAATAATCTTCGCCATCATATATGTCAATCTGTTGTTTACTTTGAAAGATGAAATCAATATCATCTCTACTGTTTAATACCCAGCTAAAAGTTGAAGTAGATACGGTATTGCTTATTGAGTCTCCTTCTTCTTGGAGAGTTGCAGAACGTGTTTCGCTTTTATCAAATTCTCTTATAATGCCGAATAATATTTTATTCAGCTTTATTCTGCTGTAAGGTAAAGACGTTTCATAGAATACAAGTTCTACCCCACTGTAATTCTCAACTGTGTTTTTGCAGAAGTATGTTGTATCATCGGGGTAAAAAGTCTCACTACTTATAAGTTCATCTGAACTATTATACCAGTTTATGAGAACTTTCGTGCCCCGCACACCATAATCATCACTGAATTTCAGTGTAATACCCAATGACGTAAAAGAGTCAGATAGTGCAATTTTCAGCCGCGGGGGTTCACTGAACTCAGCGTTACCGTCTGATAGTGAATTGGACCAGAAAGCCACAATGTCATTATCGTAAATCTTTTTAGTGCCGTTCAGCACCCATTGATTTTGTTCTAATGTGGCTATCTGCCTATATTCACCATCAAACGGTAACTTCGTTACATCAGAGAACTCGGTTTGAGAATTAGAAGTTACGGCAGCGGCTTCATCTGCGCCAACAGCAATATCTTTATAAACTATTCTCAGTTTACCCATATTACTTATTCATAGTAAATGGCAGGTGCGACTGCCACAAACTGAAATTCTCCTTCTTTCCAGTAATCAATGCCGTCAAGGTCAAACTTTAACATATCTCTGTTACCGCTTGTGATATAAGCATCAAACACAAGTGTTGAATGCACTGAATTGCCTATATCATACGGCACAGTTAATACATGACTTTCTGTGGGCTGAGAGCATAATTGCCACAACGTATTGTATTCAATCATGCCCTCTTTACTATTCTCCGGCTTTAATTTCAGCTTATAATTATAATATGTGCCAATTATATCTCTCTTCATTTCGCCAGTCAATACTCGCCCAGAGTTTTCGCCATCAAGAATGTTGAATGATTGGTTTAGCGATAATACCCTAATATGGGGGTATTCTATGCCGTCAATCGAGAATACTGATTTTGCCATTTATTATACCCCCATAGCTTTAATACCAATTCTGGTATTTTCTTTTGCCATATACGGATTAGTTATTCTTGCAAAAGTTGTGCCATCTATTTGCAGTACAACAGGTCTACCGCTATTAGAATAGCCGCTTTCAGCCAATGCCTCAATAAATGCTTGCTTCATGGTAGACAGTGGCGAAACAACTTCTTGCTCATACCTGTTATCACCAAGTATTGCCGCAAATTCATGACCCGGATTAACAACTGAGCCTTGCGCAAGGCGAGGAAGCTTCACTTCAGAGATGTTGAACCCTATTGTGCCGCCGCCTAAAAATTCCGGCAATTTAATACTAAGGTTATTTAGCGCTCGAATGATTTTATTTATTGCGCTTTCCACATGACTAATCACACTATTCATTGCGGACTTCATACCATCCTTTATTCCAGAAAACTTATCTGTCCAGTATGTGGCGGTGAGTTTTGGGGATACGGTAGTTTTAAACCACTTAGACACATCATCATAAATGCCCTTAAAGAAGCTTGTAATTGGCTCAATAACATTTGTGGAAAACCATGTAGAAACGCTGCTCCATACCCCTTTTATATCTTCCCAGAGGTCACTGAAGTATTTACTAACATCTTTGTACAAATCGGTAAAAAAGTCACATACGGGAGTAATCACCGTCTCATCAAACCATGCCGAAACGCTTTCCCATATCTCCTTTATATCTTCCCATAAATCGCTGAATATTTCACTAACTTTTTCCCATACCCCGCTTACACCTTCTACAATGGAGTCCCAGTGTTCCTTTATTAGAACAACTAACGTCCCAACAGCAGCAACAATTCCAGCAACGACAAGTGCTACTGTAGCCGGTGCGCCTAATATAATGGCACCTAAAGCTGCAATTAGTATTCCGACCACCATCAATGCCTCTTTTGCCCAAGAAAAGCCACCTTGTAGCATACTAATAAAATTTGTTACCGCAGTAACTGCTCCTGCAACGATTGCTGTAATTCCTATAATTTTAGTAGTGACCGCACCAAAAATAGTGGTAAAAGCCTCTGACAATGTACCACAACCGGAGGATGTCAATGTAATAACTTGTAAAAGCTTTCCAAAAATTCCCGCGCTACTGTCCAGCGATTTAACATTTTGAATAAATGTGGCTATGGCTGTAAGCGTTTGCAAAACCGTTAAAGCAGTTACAACCCCCGCTATTGCACCCGCCAGAATAACTAATACTTCTTGCCCATCGGATAACTGAGAAAACCACTCAGATACGGAAGTGTTACCTGACACTAAGTCGATAATGTCACCCATGCCGTCAAATACATCATCAAGCCCATCTTTTATCCATTGAAAATCTAGTCCTGTTGCGCCCTCTATGATGGAAATTCCACCAATTATTGCATCTTTTATTGCAGTACAGGCGTCGTTCAATAAGGTGCTCCAATCTAAGTCCCTTAAAAACTCCCCAATTTTTGAGCCAATTTGTGTCCAATTTGTGGTTTCTAAGAAACTAATTAGGCTTTGAAATAATCCTCCGATTATTCCGTTGGCGGCATCGGCAAATTGAGATGCATCTACCGTAGAGAAAAATGTATTTACTTGCCTTGCTAACAGCATACCCGCCTCAGAGAAATTAAAAGTTTCGGCAAAATTTTTTAACTCTCCTGATATTGCGTTAAAAAAGTTTCCAACTAAAGTTCCTAACTGAGCCAAATCAGGTGCTGCTAATGCACCATCAACCATTCCATTCAGCAAGTCTGCTATATCTGTGCCAGCAGCAGTACACCAAGGCGTGAATGTGGTAGTAATCCAAGAATTGGCGTTGCTAATAATTTCGTCAAGTTTCTTAGCTACTTCCATTCCCGTACCATACCAGTCGCCAAGAGAAATCTTATCAAGAAGCTGTTGGAAACCTTCTGATACGTTATCAACATCAAAGTCAAAAGTAGGCGTATCAGTAGCAGAACCACCGCCCCCACCAGATGTGACTTTTTCTATAGTATCGAACGAAGCTAAAAACTTATCAGCTGAACCTCCAGCAGATTCCATAGCTTCTGCTTGGTCGTACATGGCTTTTGCGCTACTGGAAGATGCTTTGCTTAACCCCTTAAACAAAGATAGCAACGCAGATATATAAGTTATGGCAATCTGAACCCAATTTATCAGTTTTATTAAAATAGGTATTGCAGCATTTAATAAAGGCTGAAAAGCGGTTATTGCCGTGCCTTTTAACTGGTTTAGAGAGGCCACAAACTTTGCATTTGTTTTTAGATAAGTTCCAATAGTTTGCAATAAGTTGCTCAGATAAGTTCTAACCTGTCTAAAAACTAAACCTTGTAAAGCAGCGAATTTTAATCTTTTTCCGAAAGATTGTATGGACTTACCTAATTTCTTAAATGGAGAAATAAGTGACTCAACTGCTTTTTTAGCTACTGCGCCAAACGCGGTATGAACAGCACTTGCAACTTTTTTAATCGGTGCTATAAGTGCTGAAATAAACTTTTTTATGGTGTTAATTGCGGAAATTACCTGTTTTTCAGCTTCGATGTCAGATATTTTTGAGTTAAGTTCTGTATATTTACTTTTTAGTTCAGCAACTAACTGTTCTTCAATGCTAAGACTTTTCTTTGCCTCGTCGATACGTTGTTGTATATCGGCATTAGCACCACTTATAGAAGCAAAATTATTGTATACGTCCGTAGACATAGCCACTTGTTGGTCAAACCCAGTTAAACTCTCTTTTGCACTGGCAACTGCGCTTTTTAATTCGGCTAATTTGTCATCCATGGCAGAAATTTGAGCTACATATTTATTATACTCGCTCATATCTATGCCCATTTTATTGGCTTTTATGGTAGTTAAACCTTTATTTACCCCTTTTTGTTGCGAAAAGTCATATAATTCGCCGTACTGGGATGTTAAAGATTGAAACTTCTTATACTCACTTACATAGTCAGCTAATAATTTCTCTTTGTCTGAAAGGTTTTTAGCAAGAGCTTCACGCTGTGCATTAAGCTCAGCCTGTGTCGAAACACCAAAGGCTGTAGAAAACTTAATTCTCTCTAATTCATCAAGCTTTTTCTGGTATTTGTCAACGGCATCGGCGGACTTCTTAAATTCTTTTGAAACAGCATTCAACTGTTTATTTAAATCTTTTACATCAGCATTCATTCGAATGCTAACTTTTCCATCAGCCATTTACGTCACCCCCAGCAAGAAGTAGGTCAAATTCGTCAAGTTGTTTTTGCTCCTCGTCACTTAACTTCTTTTCGGGAGTCAGATTTTTCTTCATATTTTGCATATCGGTACGATGTTTACCCCTAAGGTCTTTCATATCGTACCCTCTTATTTCAACTGCCTTTTGAAAGGCGCTATCTTTATCTAAACTGCCTATCATGGCTATAAACTCAAACCAATGCAAGTCTACTTTATGTAAGTCAATGCCGTAGGTTTGTTTGAATGAACTAAACAATCTTGCAGCATCAAAGTCCCAATAAAACAGGGTTTTATTTTCGCCAACAGTTTTATGTTCAGGATTACCACAAGCCATAAACCATTGTAAACCTTTAACAGCAGTCTCTATATCAGGCACACCATTACCGTAAAGCAGGTTTAAGCATATGTATGCTTTTTCTTCATCTGTATAGTCTGGGTCGTCCATGCAAAGGCAGATTTGCATACCAATTCTGAAAGATGGTCTAATTAAATAGCCCTCATATTCATTTGGTAGCTTATCAAGTAATATGTTAAACATTTTATCACCAAAAAATGCCCACAATATTTTTGTGGGGCAACCACTACTCATATTGTGGGCAAACATTTTTATAAAGATGACCCCGTGCGATTTGCACTGTATTTACTTAACTTTGTGCTACGATTAGCTTGATGCTTCTGCACATAAGGCATTATCTGGCCAATAAATTGTATGATATATTCAACGCCAACTACAATGTTATCGCCATATACCTTATTGTACGCGCCAGTGCCAAACACGCTGTCGAACTCAGTTTTTAGCATATCGTGATATTCTATATCAGCGGTTATTGTGCCAATTATATCATCTTCTGATTGCTTTTTACTTAATTCTTCTGCGCCGTTTTGCATCTTTTCGGCGTAGTCGTAAACACGCTTAATAAACCGTTCATCACCGAGCGGTAAGACAATCGTATCTCCATTATCATTGACTTCAAGAGTTACATTATCTACTACAATTCTAAGTTTTTCAGCCATCTTTAACCTCCGTGGCAATTATATTGTTCTTCGGGTTCATTTAATCAAAGATTACAGAGAAGATGCTTCGGTGAAAGAAACCTTGCCGCCAGTAATCTTTGCAGTGCCCTTAACAGGGTCGCCAATAAAGTTGATGGTGAACTCTTGAGTGGGAGTCTCGCCACCAGCACCGCCGTAGCTATCGACTTGCACAGACACTTGCTGAACCTCGGCAGAATAACCCTCGTCAGCAGAGCCGTCCCAAAGGTCAACATTCAGCATATAAGTTTGAGCATCACCAAGAATTGCACGATTACGTCTCAGCTTAGTGATGTACTCAAAAATAGGCTCGTCCTTAGTGCATTGCTGAGACACAGCGGCAGTAGGCTGATAGCCAGTAACATCAGTAGAAGCAGAGTTAGACACAATGTCTTGCTCAGTCTCAGTCTGTGCGCCGTAATCAATGCTCATATCAGTAACATTAGTACCAATGCGAGTCCAAGTAGCACCACTAAAACCATCGTGAGTCTCAGCAGTATCTAAAAAGTGAGCGATTAAAGGACGCTTAATCTTTTCCATATATTTATCTCCTTAATTACATTTTCATTTCTTTTCTGAATATTTGAACGTACTCTTTGCCGAATTGGTCTTTCCATTTTGCTGAATTAACTTCTATTGACCGCTCTACCCATTGCGCATCAGTACCCTCGGTTGTCCATTTTTTAATTGGAGCGCCCGTTATCGGGTTTAACCCTTTATACAACATAGGCGCGCCCTCTTTAGTATACACTCGACCATTTTTACCAACGTGTTGTATTGGTCTTGAATAGTGTATAGTGAGTTGCGCATCACTATATGCGCCATGACTTTTTATATCAATATCATCATACGCGCTCTCGCGTAACATACCAGTGTTTTTAGGCACAAATGGCTCAGTATCTTTTATTATATGTGGAACCATCATGTCTAAAGCCAAGTCATTGCTACGAGCTAAAGCTGGTAATATTTCTTTAGGGTTTATCAGCCAGTTTAATCCTTTTGAGACTTTTATATTAGCTTTGCCCATGGTCAATCAAACCTATCGTAATTCATTGCACACTGTATTTCGTAAACTGCGCTATCTGCATCAGCGGTAACGCCACTTACAGTTTTAGTTGGCATTATACTAACAACAGTGCCCTCGGCAATTTCTGGAAAGTTCTTCAGGACGTTCTGTTCATACATCCATTGTTGCACATTCTCAAAGAAATGTAAGTTTATTAAATTCTGTTCAGCATCATCACCATACGGAAATCTTACATCAAAGTAGAAGTACAACGTCTGTCTCTTTGTATACGTTATATTACCCATTATATCTTCTATATAACGAAGATTAGATGAGGTAGAGTAAATCGAGCATTCAGTAGCTTTCGTGCCTATATAATCTACGCCAAAGTTAAATATTGCGTTTACCAGTGGGCAAGATAAAAACCATAATCTGAGATTTTCAAGAGTATTTATTTCTGTCACTTGCCCACCACTTTCCAGTGTGGCGCATTGGTCACACGTCTGTTGTCTGTAACGGCAACTATATTTATTACCTCGTCATATTTAGCTTCAAGCGCTCCGGGTTTTGCGTCTGTGCCAGTATCGTTTACAGCCCCATGAACTATGCTGTCACCTTCTGATAATGTCCAATAATTAGGCATCTGGTCATTAGGTATTGCAGCAAATTCTTTAGGCGAAACGTACTGTTTACCTTCCGAGTCAGCATCAGACGGTATTCGTATAGAATACTGGCTGGCACTAAGTAAACCATCATTACCGACAGTCACTTGTAGACTACCAAACCATGAGACACCTCTTAGTACAGTCGGCAAATAAACTTTGTATCGAGTTAGTGGGTCTGTATAACTGTTATAAACTGTTATTACATCATCACATAATCGCATTAGCGAACACCTCTATATAAAAGTGGCACTCCAAAATCATCATATTCACCCACAAGATAATCGCCAATCATTTTTGCTTGGTTCTTATCGAGGGCTTTTCTTACAGCGAATAGGTAAGAACCCACATCAGACTGTCCAGATGAATAAGTTTCAGAATAGCCATCATTAGAGAAGCTGCTGATTAGCTTGCCACTTCCATTACCGCCGTTTGCTGTACCCTCTACGACAGTAGCCACATTTGCATTGTATATGACTTCAAGTTTTATCAACTCATTCATACACATTTTTACAGCGACTGGAACTTCTTTCATTTTCTCGACACGGCAAGCTGTAACTTTATCTATTGCCTTTTGTGCTTTGAAAGCGTACTGCGTAAAGGTGGCTTCATCAATAGTACCACCATACTCTGTTACATATTCATCGTAGGTCAAATACATCAATGAAGCCACCTCATTAGTTACTTAGATTTCTTACTTGCCTTTAATTGGGCAGTAAGTTCTTTTATTTGCTCTTGCAGAGAAGCGATAGTTTTCTTGTCAGCTATATAAGCAAGCTGTAAAGCATTTATATCAGTCGGCATACACTCTTTAAGCATATTGCCATTCTCGTCAATAACACTATAGCCTTTGCTCATATACATCTGAATATCTTCGTCTTTCACTTCAAGAACAACATTTGCTCTTTTTACAAAAGCCATTGGTTAATCACCTATTACTCAGCAGAGATATTAAACTGAATAGCGTCAGCCTTGTTGTTCAGAATGAACACATCCTCGTAAGACTCCTCGTAGTACACATACTTGCCCTCAGAGCCAGCAGAGGGTTCGTCAAGACGAGAGAAAGTATACTTCACGGGGGTGATAACCGCAGTGGGATGAATGAGCAGCATATTTATCTGCTTTGCACCGCCAGCAACCTTGAAGCCAGTAGTAAAGTCATAGGCGGTCTTCATCAGAGAAGCAGGAACACCAATGACCTCAACCTCGTCAAGACGAGACACGGCACGGTTAATGCGGTCAGCGCCAGTCTGAACATCGAAGTTACGAGTAATCTGAGTGGCTTGCTTGAGCATGGTCTTAATCTCATGGGTCACATACAGAATACGACCATTTGCAGGCACACGCGCATTATCCATATTCAGCATAAGCTGGTCAAAGACATTCAGCACGTTATCAACAGTCAAAGCAGTAGTATCAGCAGTCTTGCCGACATAGCCCTCACTATCAACAGAGGTAGTCCACTCATTATAAATCTTAGAGATAAGATAGGCATCCATTTCGGGGAACTTCTGCTCCTCATTGAACACGCGAGTGATATTACCAATGGTGGTGGTCATATTAGTCTCGTCAATGTCCATGGGATGAACCAGAGTGGACCATTTACGCTCATTCTTGAGCGTCTTGGTCTGCCAGCTATTATCATAGTTGCGAGACGCAGTTGCAATAGAGTCACGGTCTGCATTCACACGACCAGTGGTAGTGATATGGGGTATCTCAATGGTCTTAGCATTTACCCAACGATAACGACCATTATTAGGGGTCGCGTACAGAGCGCCGAAATTAAGCACATAAGGAAATGCTTGGTCAAGCTCACGAGAATAATCAACTGCATAGTTTAAAGTTGCCATATTATAGATTTCTCCTTAAATTTTATTCATGTTTTCTTATACCCGTGAAATTAAAGTTAAAGGAGTTTTTATTACCGCTATCAGGTGGTTTCTGACCTCCGCCATCAGCAAAAATAGGATGGTCAGGCTCTTGTGACTGCTCAACCACAAATGCTCCGGGGTCTTGAGTCTTTATCTCGTTCAGATAATCGTCAAAGCCTAATAACTTTTGATTTTCAACAGGTAAATTCTTTTCTATCAGCTTTTGATAGAAGTTCTCTCTTGCGGCATTACTACTAAATTTAATACCGCCAATGGTTTCTTTTGCGAGGAACTCATACTGCTGAGTGTTCATCTTCTGTTGCCAAGAAGTCTTATCGGCTTCATACTGGTTTTGCAGATTAGTAAGACTCTGCTGTAATTCGTTCATCTTAGTTTTGCTACCTTGCGCTTCGGTTAATTGTTGCTGTATATTAGCAATATTATTTTCACGCTCAGTAATTTGACCTTGCAAATCAGATACATTAGTAGTTAAAGTATCAATCTGCCTTTGCATCGCAGTTCGGTCTTTACCCGCTTCTGCCTGAATTTGCTTAATGATTTCTTCATCAAGGTTTAATCCTCTGAGAAATTCGTTAGTCATTTTTCCTCCATAACACTAAGCAGTTTTTAGTCTGATGCTATCGACTTGTGTTTTGCCCTTATTAGTAGGCTAACTTATGTTCATAAATTATGGGATTGCTCTTGTTTTTCAATAGTTTGTAGCCGATACTCATGGTCACGAATTTGATTACCGTGAGCATCAAGCTTGTCATAAATATCTTCGTGGGTCTTATGACTTTTGGCTGTAAGTTCATTGACCGCAGTCTGACATTCACGAACAAGCACGGTCAATTCTGTCAGTGTCTTAGTTAAAGTTATCATAGGCTTCACTATGGTTGCTACCAAGCCTACAAGAACAACTATTACTCCGACAACAGCCCATTCACTCACTGTCAACTACCTCCGACTTGTTATCTTTGTGCCTAACGGGTTTAGTTGGTGTCAGTTTGACTTCTTTTTTACAATTTTTGCACCACACGAAAATGTCACCATTGTCATCGAGACGTGCTAACCATTTTCCGCAGTCACATCGTAATTTATTTATCATAACGCACTCTCTCAAACTATCTTCATTATATTATACCACAAAATGTTGGATTTGTCAAGTGTTCACAAAATTCAGATAGTCGTTTTTGATAAAATCACTATATGGCACGAACTTAGCCACTAAGTTGTCAATAGTGCCGTCATCGTGAACAGTTACCTCAATTATCCAACCACCCATAGATACACTTAAACCCTTACCAACAGTAAAGGGGGTAGCAGACTGAAAACAAGCTGTCTGAAATGCGAACACGTTCTTGTAGTATATTTGTTCCATCTTGTGATAATGACCTACGGCAAGAATATTAGGCTTGTTGTAACTATCCATAGTGTCAATTATCTTTTGCATCTTATAAGATAAAGCGTAACTTGTACCATCCCAAGGATGACGAAGTTCTAATGTGCAGTTAGGTGTGAGGTTGATAACTGAACAATCTCTGCCGAGATAAACCATATCGTCTCTCTGCGCAGCTATTTGAACACCAATGTCATGCCCACAATGCTTGTAGATGGAAGCATCGTGATTGCCACAAATAAACTTAGTAGTAATACCATCTATCTTAGGGTATACTCTAACAATCTCGTTCACATGGTCATCTGAACCGACTTTGTAAAGCTCATACTGGTGTCCAACACGCATCTGGTCGCCATCATCTATATCGCCAGTGTGGTATACAGTATCAATGCCCTCCCGCTTACAAACTTCATAAAAGTTATGCAAGTGTGTAAGCTGAGTATACTTACTATTGATATGAGTATCACCTATTAAAGCAAATCTAATTACTTTATCGCCCGACCACTTTGCATCATAGGCAATAGGTTCATAATTTTGCACCACCACAGGCTTTGTAGTGGCTTCTGTCGGCTTTTTAGCCTTTCGCCGGGTAAGATACTTACGAACACGGTCATAAGCCTTACGGCGAGGTATATCGGCTAATATGCCACGTTCTCTAATCGCCTGAGTAATCTCAGAATTGGTTAATCCTTGCTCTTCTAAAGCTATTGCTAACTCTTGCCACTCGTTCATTTAGTACCTCGTTCATCTTTATTTTGGGTATCGCTCTTATTTTGTAAGCCAGTCGCTTTAGCGGCTAATTCGGCTTTTCTTTCTGCTTCTTCGTCAACTCGCTCTAAGGCTACTTTTGCCTGTTCCTCAGTTTCACCGAAATACCACATTCTGATATTCAACTTAGAGTCAATGCCGCTCGACAGCAAGCTAAGTCTACGGGCAAGTTCCTCGTCAGGCGAGGTGATTAAACTATCGTCCCACTCATAAGACACATGATATTCACCAGCAGGAGCAAGATTATACAGGTCACAGTAGACATTCATTACATATACAGCGTCTTCAAGTGCGTACTGTAAAGCTGTTTGAATATCTCTGTTTGCTGCAAAACTTCTCTGCTTTAAGATAAGCATTTCAGTAGCGGTCTTTGCTTCACTTCTGGTTATATCACTGATAACACCACGGCTAATGCCACAAACATCTTCAATTCGCATGAAGATTGTATTTAAGCCATTGACATAGTTAATATCACGTAGAGCAGGATTAAATACACTGTAGGTAGCATCATCATTCAGGTCAACCTTACGGTACAATCTACGCTGGAAATTATTAGCTACTTCTACCTTTTTGCCATCTTGGGTTAATTCAGTTCTAAGAGCGTGTACATCAATGTCAATAGCCATTTGACCGCCTTCAAATTCCCAGAGCAGACGACTGTATTGTATATCAGCATCTTTTATTAGGCTAACTGCTCTACTGTAAGCGCTCACACCGAGAGGGCTATTCTTATCGACAGTATTTGCTTCTGGCATACGAAAATAGCTGAACAGTAGTCTATCAACACCACTGATTGTCACTTCTGGAGCAATGTGCGCCCACACAGGAATAGAAGTGAGGGGCACTTCTTGACCTAAATAATTAAGTCGCTGATTATTATATTTGTTACCGAGGTCATACTTATAAGCAGTGTTCAGCACTGTGACTGTTCTATTCTGAACATCAAGGGTGTGCAGCTCAACCTTAGTGTAAGCCATTTTACCATCGGTAAAGCTGTCTAAGAAAGCGGCACTAATCAGCTTACCAGTGCTGTCAAATGTGATAGGATAGAAGTTATCAGCAGTAGTAAAACTAAATTCAATAGAGTTATCAACATAAATGTAAGGTTTAATAACTAATGCCCCAAGGGCTATACCGTATTCAAGTTGCTTTCTGATTTGTTTTAACAACTTCTTATACTGACTATTCAGGTAGCCAGCACGAGTTGTTAAATCGTCTTTATCGCTTGCTGGAGATTTACCGTCAGTAACAACAGACTTCATTTCAAGCGTTGCCATTCTTGCTTTCTCACTTGCAATAAAAGCTGGTAAGCCTAAAGATACAACCCTTTCAGGGTTATCGTAAGTAGGCTCTTTTACCCACGGCGCTTGACCAGTATACATATCACTCCAGAGAGAGATTGCATCACGCATCTTATCTGATACCGCCGCTTCTACGTTTATTATGTCTTGTAATTCTCTTTTACCTAACAATCTTCGTACAACCCCTCTTACAATCTCAATAAGTCGAGTAAACATATTTACCCCCAGTTACAGTGGTATTATATCAGATAAATCAGTTATCGTAAGACCTATCATTGCGCCAAACGCATCTATTAGCAAAACATTGTATGCTTCATTCTTAATAGCTGTGCCATCGTCTGTATAGACCTCTCGCGCTATGCTGTTAATTGAGATTAGTCTACCAACATACTCAGTGCCATTATACAATACTGAAATCAATCTGCCAAACCCCCATATATGTCATCATATTCAGCTTCGCTTAGAACTTCAAACTCAAATGCTGATTTACAGATTATGTAGTCACCATAATGCAGTTGCACATCGCCATCAAGTGTAGTTAAATAATAATCCATAGTTGAAGGTATGACGCCGCTGGTGACTGTGCCAGCATACATTTCACCGCCATTAGACAGAACAAAGTCTACGACCTCATCCATATTATCGAGACATTGTATTATTTTATAGTCATTAAACATGTCAAAATTCCTTTAATACACAACTTTAACCAAATGCCAAGAGTGGTTAGTTTAATTACCTCTGCGCTTCCAGTGACGGTTTAGAGCATATCTGACTCCATCGACCGCGTGATTACCTATATCTGGATAACCACTAATAACATTGCCATCTTTATCTCGCTCATACTCATAAGTTATAAATTCTTCAAGAGTAAATGGGCATCTATTAGGGTCAATGTAAATGTGATTTAATCCCTGGAGCCACTTCATGCTATATGTAACACTGTCGGCTCCTTTTTCAGCGGGGCGACAGTTTGCGCCATATTCGTTAAAGTCTGCTATTGATTTCGGTTCTGCACTATCAGCAGTAACTAATTCTTCTAAACTCGCTAACTTACGCTCATTGTATACTTGGTCAAACGCTGCTCTGTTTGTTTGCTTATAGGCTATATGTTCTGCAAAGATATATAAATCACGTTTTGATACATCAAAGTGCATACGAACAAAAACAAATGGGTCAGGGAAATATCCCCAGTCAATACCATTGTATATTCTATCGAACTCTTTAATGAGTTCATCAGGCATAACGTATGCTTTTACATTCTCGAATACATTACCGCCATCGCCTATTGCATCGCCTAAATATTCGTGTTGGTAGGCTTTAGGATTTATCTCTTTTAGATATTCAGCTTCGTCTATAAATGCTTGACCCAGCCATTCTTTAGGCACATCTAAGTAGCAAGACTTCATAACAAATGTGTCATCACGATTTAATAACACATCTTTGTTCGCCCAGTTTGCTGCTGAAATAGGAGGGTTAAACGACCTAAAGTCCCAGAACTTATCGCCGCCACGCATAGTAGACTGTAAGACTTTACGAATTTCTGTTTCACCTGTATATTGGTCTTCTTCTTCCCACCACGTTATGCCAATGTAACCAAATGGTACTTTAACAGATTTTATCTTACCGGCGTCATCCAAACCCATGAATAATATTTTCTGACCAGTAGGTTTGAATGTTATATCCATTGGGTTAGTTCTAAATCTGAAATATTCTCGCCAACCTAATTCTTCTATCGCCCACTCTAATTGTGCATATACAGAAGTCTTTAGGGTATTAGCTACTTTTCTAAAACAAATAGCATGAACTTTTGGATTGTTCAGCATGATTAGTGGTATTAGTAAACTAATAGCAGATGACTTGGTGCTACCACGACCCCCGTATAATTTGTAGTGTGTATGACGATGGTCTAAAACATCATCAACCAAATCAAAATATTTCGGTATGAAATGGTCGCTTAATTTTATATTAAATTCTGGCATATTTACCCCCAAATATAGATTATTATAGCATAAATAACCGGATTTGTCAAGTGCTGTATAAAAGCAAAAAGTGCTAAATTTATTAAATTTATGCTTGACAAATAGCACTAAATATGCTATACTATACTCATAAAAACAAGAGCCAATTAAGTATGGTGGTCTACTTAGCTGAGCGATATATTTGACTGGCTCAGCCACTATAATTTGCCCCCACCACCCAAATTATAGTGGTGTTTTTATTGCCTAAGACCTACGAACTGAGTTCACCCCCGAACTGAGTTCATATGAACTGAGTTCGTACCACCCCCGAACTGAGTTCGTAGGTCAAGGGGTCTATACATTATATAATAAATAAATAATATATAAATAAAAGGGGCTAAAGCCGAAATGAGTGTACAGAGACATTTAGATGGCTATTATTTTAGAATACTACATGAGGGTAAATATCAGGCAATATGTTTTTCAGATATGAATGATGCAGAAAGAGAAACAGTAGTATCAAAAATGACTAAATCAGAATTACAGAACCTTGCTAAAGGTTTAGGCAGTAGATTATATCAAATAGGTCAAGGCTATAATATTAAACTTTGAGGTGTTTAGTGTGAATGTAATTTTTCTCGATTATGATGGTGTAGTAAATACTCCGGTTTGGCATTATAATATTCTTACAGACAACTACTATAACAGTTTTAATTTTACCGCCGACTATAAGGTTAGTAATTATAATGCTGTGCAGTGGGTAAGTGAATTTTGCCAAAAATATAACTATAAGATTGTAGTAACATCTTCTTGGCGATTGCATGATAATTACAAAGAGTGCCTAATAAATGGTGGGCTAAGAAACACAGTAGAGATTGCAGGTAAAACAAGGCTATTGTCTAATCGAGAAGATGAAATTGCTGAATATTTAAATACACATCCAGAAATTGATAATTATGTGATAGTCGATGATGAATACTTTGGCGATAAGTTTGTAGACCATTGGGTTAAGACTGATACGCTTATAGGTTTTACTGAAAGAGAATACAGATGGGCAGTATCTATCCATGAAAGATTTAAGAATAGGGGCAAAAATCATGGGACTTGATAATGGCATTACACTGAGAACAAGAAAAACTTTAGACCCGCCGTCTTGGGTACATATTGACGAGATTACTGTATTAGAACAAGTTCGCACCTATGAAATCTGTTACTGGCGAAAGTGTCATAACATTCGCGCTGAAATAATTGATGTTATAGGCGAGTCTGTTGATGTTACATATGAGTTATCTATTCCCGAACTAAAAGATATCCAGCGTAAACTTATTAAGCTGATAAAAGATGGTGGCGATGCTTGGTCAGATTGTAGATGGTCATATGATGAAATGTTACCCAGCTTGGCACAAGATATAGCAAATATTACTTGGCTTATAGAATATCTAAAATCAGACAGAACCGCTTATGTGTATTTTTATGACAGCTATTGAGGTATAATTTATGAAAACTAAAGTGACTATAACATTTGATGGTAGTAGTGCTTTTGGCGATATGCTTATAGATGACAAAAAATATAAAGTCTATGTCAAAAGTGTAGAGAGAATTGTAAACCAACTTGCAGGGCAAGAATACAAGATAACCATAATAACTGTGTGAGGGGTTACGAAAATGAATGATGAAAATGGTGAATTGGTGTGCCACTGCGATACTTGCTCACATAATTAAGAAAGTTGAGGAGAGTACAACATGAAAACTATACAAGAAGAAGCAAAAGAAAGAATTTGTAGTTACAAAAAAGATTATTCTCTATATGAAGATGATGGAACAGTGCTGGTAAGTTGTGCAGTTAAATATAAAACAAGCGATATGGCAGAATATGACAGCTATGATAGGGCGGTAGAACACGAAATCGAACTACTTGAACCATATTTTCCTAAAACACATTTTGATTGGCTAAAAGAAATGAATGAAGAAGAATTGATTACATTTTACTGCCATGGGATATACAGTTGCGATGAATGTTATTATAGCAAGTATCGTACAGGTAAAGAGCCTTGCGGGTTTAAAGCATGGTTAAATATGCCACTTACCGAAAAAGATATTAAAGAAGATTTAGCTGGAGAATAAAAAAGAAAGAGAGATTTTTATTATGCAAGCATTAAAGTGCGATAGATGTAATAAGTATTATGATAGGTATGATAGCGGTAAACCAAATACAATAAAGCTGGTAAATACAGATTTATATGATAATGTAGCCACCATTATTGTTTATGATTTATGCAAAGATTGTATGGCGCAACTGGTGACATTCTTAAAGTGCGATATACAGATATAGAGCCAAGCCCTTCTATTAGCAAAAATTAGAAAAAATATTTTTTGACAAGGCGGATAAAATGAAAGAAAAAAATAAATTCTAAGATATTAGAAGATATAATCTATAGCAGATTAAACTATGCGTATTGTGATAATTGTCGTTACAATGATGAATTAGATAAAGATGAATTTGGCGATTGTCCTTGTGATGATGGTCACAGAAAGTATTGTAAAACAGTATATAGTAGAACTTGAAAACACATAAAGCCGATGCCCATCAATACCTAAAATTTAGGAAAAATAAAATTGGCGAGACTCAATATAGAAAATTAGGAAAAATGTTTAGATAGTTAGCCGAAACGCCCTCTACCCGCCCCCCTGGTATGGTGGTATAGAATATCATCTAAAATAAAAAGCCGTTAGAACGCATTCCTGAGCCTCTCAGGGCTATATACAAATTGTTATTAAATTGCAATAGAATGTATACAAATAGTAATCATGATAGGTAAAAAAATAACCCGGCTATGTAGCCGGGTTATTATTATACATCAATCCGTCCATGTATTACAGACTAGGTTGACCGCGTCGAGATAATGCTGAGGATAATCCAGGGCAACGCCCATTTCCGATAATTTTTCTGCGATGTAACTGTCCGTGGGAATTTCTGGCGTACTATTGCAAGTAATAAGTGCTTTTTCCGCGTTGGAAACATCTGTCCCAGTACGTAGTATCTCATCTCTATCTCCAGAGGCAATAGCGGCGGTAAAGTCGTTATTTGCCGACTCCAAATTATTTTCCGCTTCCTGTATTGCCCGATGTCTGTCCTCGGTGTAAATCTGGGTAACAGTTTGTCTGGCGTGCTCATATTCTTGACGCGCTCCTGCTATTTTATCATGCATGGCGTTGCGATACTCGGGGAGCTCCACGCTTAACCATGTGGTTTTCCCCATGTATTCCCGCAGGAATTTTTGTGCGTAAAAATAAGCATTATCTAGACGAGTTATCATGGTGATAAATTCAGCTGCGGTCATGTCAGCGGAATGATTGACTGCATAAGTCCATACCGCGCTATGGATTCCGCGCTTAATTTCCATTTCAAGCGCATTTTGGGGACTAACTTTTTTCATTTTTTCTTACCTACTTTCTTTTTCATATAGTTGTGGTTAGAGATAGACCACAGCTATATACTAGTGCATTGCGCCGCATTTGTCAACAATTATTTTTAATTTTTGGTTTAAATTCCGCACAAAAAACAAGCCGGTTTTTTGTGCATTTTGCTGTCAAGTGATATAACTTGACGTGCTGGATTACGTGTTTTTTGCTTATATAATATATACATATTATATATATAATGTATTGCCGGCGAAGCACGGAGTCCAGGAATTGTTCCAAACTGTATGTAATATACATATATAATATATGATAAAGCCAGTCTTCCGTCATAATCGGCGGTTGGCTGGCTTACTTTAATTCGCTAAAAGTGGGGCACGGAAGCCTAAAAACCATTGAAAATAGGGCATTTGTGGGGCTGGAATTGCGCTTTGAAGTGAATTTCAGTATGTGTGTGGTGGACGGCTAATCCTTGAGTGGTGGGGGTGTCTTGACATGTGTCTCGTCATCAGTCAACATAGAAACCAAACGGTTTCCTTTTTAATTGAGGGAAAAGATGACAGAATTTTTGTTCCGTGTAGCTTTCCATTACTGCTTATTTACTTATCTCTTATACTACTTATTTATATTTTAATATATTTATGGAATATAAAATATTATTTTTCTTTTCTTTATTCTCCCGCGCTGATAGGTATAAAAATGGGAGAAGCTTATTATTGCTTCTCCCTCTTTGTTGTTTAGTATTCTTTTTCTTTTTTATTTCTCCCGGCGCTGGCTTATTATTATTTAGTCATCCCACATTTCAGCTTCATGGCGCGTGATAAAATGATGAATACCAGCAGCGCACTCTTTCCATCTATCTAAGTCAAAATCTTTAACTTCTAATTCCGCTCCCGCCGCATAAATAAATGTTGAGTCATATCTACTGTGTGCTATTCCAAGATACGGTGTACCATCTATGTTTTCCAATGACAGCACTATAGCTTTGCTGGCTCGACACTTCCTTGTGGTAGCGGAAGAACGTAGTGCATCTTCTGGAATTTGTAATTTAGCTATTACGGGGATGTCATCAAATCCTACTACTTTTTTATATGCGATATATGCCCCAGACTCAGGACAAACCAGGTTAAATGATGCCGTGGAATAGTTATATCTTACCCCACACAAGTTTGCTCCACACAAGTTTGCTCCACACAAGTCTGCCCAATACAAGTTTGCTCCACACAAGTTTGCTCCACACAAGTTTGCTCCACACAAGTTTGCTCCACACAAGTCTGCCTCACACAAGTCTGCCTCACACAAGTTTGCTCCCTGCAAGTCTGCCTCACACAAGTTTGCTCCATGCAAGTTTGCTCTCTCCCCATCAGCGGCGCCAGCTAACCACAGCAAATGCTTCTGCAATACTACTTCAATTTCCACCACAGTCATTTTACTTAACCTCCTTTATAATGTCTCCAAATATTCTATCAATGACTTTATCCACTTTTTCCACTTCTTCTTCAGCCAGCCATACTTCAAAGTGTACAAGTTCAAAGCATCCAGAAGTCTCAAACTTAATGTTATTGTCTAACAGATATTTCCTAAACTCAAGCGCATCACGTTCATTTAGTTCCACATTATACCACTTTTTCATTTGGCATACCTCCATTCACCGCACCACATGGTTCTATCTTCTTCAACAGGCATAGTTTCCCATTCCGACTTACTAATTGCGTGATGATGTAGGTATGCGAGGAAGGCATCGACGTGTCTTGCAGTTGTGGCACTCCAACCCCACCATAGACGGTGGAATGTGTTGCTGTCGCTGTCATATCTCATCACAATAGTGTTATAGGAGCGAAGCCAATAATGTCTGCCATCCGATATTACTGTTGTCTTGCCGTAAAAACTCTTGTGTCTATCATTCGGAGTCAGCTCAAAACTGTTAATCATTGTTATTTCCCCCTCTCAAATAAATATTAGTTGATACATACAAACAGATTAAAATTGGAATTTGCCAGAACATCTTGCTTAATGGTGCTCCGCATTCTACGCTACCTACAATGCCTAAGCTAAATATAGCGGATAATGCTATTACTATGCCCGCTATTTTTCTTTTCATTTCTTTTCTCCCCCACAACATTGACGGTAAACTATTGCTGCGCATCCACGGTAACGATACCACTTACTGATTTGTTGCCGAAACATCACTTCTCCGCTTGGATATCTTACTTTTTTGAGTACCGCATATTCACCAGTGCAATCTGATTGCTCCAATGTATAATCGCCATTCTTCGCTAAAATCATATTCTTCCCTTCTCTCTCAATTTGTCCATAATTTTCACCTTTCCGAGCGTATCGCTCAATCAAATTTAAGTGCCTTGCTATGATTATATACCTTAACATAATCTAATTTAGCTGTCAAGCCAAAAATTAAGCCTTAAATTTGTGCAATTTGCTAAATACAGAAAGTTATCGAAAATACTACTATCTGTATTTAGGCTTTAAAATCGTTTCTAAGCCGTTTTTGCCCCGAAATGATACTAATACCATCTAAACCATAAAAACGGCTTGTGGGGCATTTCTGAGCCTCTCAGGGGCATTTGCGCATTTTGTAACCACTGTGCCCGTGCCGCGCCTATTATATGAGTATATAGGATATATCCTAACAGCCATATATATTAGATAATTTCTGTACAGATATTTATAGTATGCTTCTAATAGAGGCGAACGATAGTTCGCTCCTCTATTTTATACGAAGTATAAAATATATTTATTATCTATTTATTATATTCTCTATTTTGTTTTGCCCCAGGAGCAAATCTTGTTTTGCCCCAGGGGCAAAACTGGCATTACTTATACTCAAAAAAGTTAGCTAAAAAAGCATCCTCATTTATTCTATAATAGTTTTTTGCGGGCATTCCTTTTCTCGTCACTGTTAGTAGCCCTGCTTCCTTTAATACTGCGAATGCCTTATTCAGTTGTTTTTCGGATAACATTGTAGCATCCATCAGTCGTTCGCGCTGAATGAAAAATTCTTGTCCATAAACTGTTTCGCAAGTAGCCAATTCACCAAATAGGACAGCAGCTTCAACGCCAAGTTTTTTAGCAATCGGACGGAAGAAGCAGATGTAATTAGATTTACAAAGTAATGATAAAATTCCCATGTTAGTCTCCTTAAAATAAAATAATGCCCACAATCAGGTGTGGCAGCACCATCATGTGGACATTAGTTGTCGGTTAGATATTCAGTTGTCCCCCGCATTAGGCATCTGCCAATACCTAACCAACTTTTTATTTATTATAGCACATTATATCGCAAATGTCAAGCTTTTAGATTGAAACTGCGGAACTCTACTAATCGTAGAGTTCCTGTGTAGCTTTCCAGCAACGATGTGGTCAGTCTCTGGTTAGATGAATAATAAAACTATTATCCGTCTCTTCCCGTATAACACGTTTTGCAAGAGAGTCAGCAGCTTTCATTCTATCCGCAATAGAACAGTCTAAACCGAACGCATCTTGCATCTCGCCCCTCAGGATTTTAGTGTAAAATTGGAGTATCTCTTCTCCGCTGGCTATCTTATGAGATTGTATAGATGCTATACGCTCATTTATTTCTTTTTGTACGCAGTCGTGCTTCATAACAACAGGCTTACAGCCGGATGCTTCACAAGCTGCTTTAATTCTATCTTTTTCTTCTAAATCCATTCGGGCAATGTATTCGTTACAAAATAATTGCTCTTTGGCAGTTAATCTAACGCCTTTATTAGTAGTGGTCAATGTATTCAGTCCTTTATAAAAGAATAATAGCTATGATACCCTCTCATACCATAGCTATTATACCACAAATTGTTTAATTTGTCAAACTGAACATATTTCCTGAGCTGTCTCTGTAATAATTGTGCTTACCGTCTCCGGCAAAGAATACATATTGCTGGGGTAATGGTCGCTCAACTCCCATGACCCAATCTGTACAGACTTGTATGCACAAGTCATATATGTCTGGGTCAACAGGATTATGTTTAGAATAGCCCATAAATTGGCTCGGTGCAGTAATTACAGACATTATATCATCTGGAAATCGTTCATCGTCTACTCTGTTGAGTATGCACCATACTATTAGTGACTGCTCATATTCGTTTAACCCACGACCTTCCCCCCAGACTGTTTGTGCAATGGCTCTAACTTCGCTCAGAGCGGTTTCATCGACCTCATCCGCACAAGGTATACGGTCAACAGCTAAATCAGCACTGGGCGCAATACAGAGCGCGACAGAGATTATATATGGAATTATATACCTTAGCATTCTTCAACTCCTTCACAAGTATCAGTATCATCCATGAGTTCAAGATAGTGGTCGCAATAATAGTTACTGCATACCATGTCATTTTCATCAAGTTCAGGCAGTTCTCCATCTGTAAAAGCACACAAAGTTTTAGCCTTAACATAATGCACACAGTCAGCACAACAAGGCGTCCAGATACCTCTGTATTCAGCTTCATAAGATAGATACATAGTTATTCGCCTTCCTCTTCTTCAAACATTACTATATCTTCTTCATCGCTTAATATAATCTTTTTCATATTCTTCACCAAAATACTGCTGTTGTAAAGCACTTAATGTAGGCGCAGGCAAATCATGGACTTTTGCGATTTGACCATACTCTCTCTTTGCAACAACATAGTCAGCATATTTATAGCGGTACCGCATGCATAACTTCCATGCGTAACCTATTGAGTCGTTATATGCGCTATATAGCGTCTTATACTCATTTGGTACTTTTTTACCTTGCAAGTCGGTTTTCTTCACCAGAATATATTGAGCCATTATATTTCTTCCTCCCCAAAGTAAAGCTCCATCATTATGTCATACAGAGATTTAGCAGTAACAATCGTACCATCACAGGATAAGATAGTCGCTTCTGTATCTTCTGCTACCTTGTCATTGCCTATCTCGTAATATAGCTTTCCATCTGGGCTAATGCCATATTCTGTGATAGACATAATTTCAGGCATATCAGAAGATTTGTCGTGCATTACAAAGAAGTCATCTGCAAAATTTTCGTCACACCATAATACATCAGCTACTTCTATCGCGTCAATATCATATTCTTTTCTATCTGTATTTAGCGGAATAAGTCTATTTGGTTCTTCTCTATGCCAAGTATAATTGTTAGCGCGTTCATACTTCTTTTCGATGTAGTCAAAACTCTTGTGTGCGTCATCAAGAATATGTTCTACACGGCGAATGGTATTCCACATTTCATCTATTACGATGTACTCATGCTGAGTATGTGCATTGTAATATCCGCAAGAAAGATTTACTGCTGCTTTACCTATATATGGTGCAACATTTGATATGTCAGAACAGCTACCGAAATCAGTTTTAAACCCATAACTTTCAATAAATTTAGTGAAATCAGGATTATCGCAACTGTAAAACACACAATCATTCTTGCCTTTACGGTCAAGTTCGATGATGAAATTCACATCAGGCTTTATGCCAGACTTCGTAAATTTCTTTGCTCCAACACATCCGATTTCTTCATCTTCTGTAAAAAGCACATGGCAGTTATAATGTCTAATGATTTGCAGAATAGAGTAAATACCACATCTATCATCGCCACCTATGCCCTCAGGAGCCATCCAGATATTATTTGATGACTTGCAAATGGTAGATACAGACTGACGATGAACAGTGTCCATGTGGGCTACGAGAAGTACAGGTATAGTACCTTTTGCATACAGAAAACCGTCTTGGTTTTCAACTATATATCCATTGGCTTTAAGCTCTTTATTGAGCTGTCTTTTCAGGTCAGTCTGGGGCAACTTTATAACTTTATCAAAATTCATAATTGCACCTCACATTAAAGATTTGTAATCCAAGTAGTAATCGTATTTGTACAAGCTGGGCAAAGTTCATGCCCAAGAACATCTTGCATACTATCATGCTTCTGATAAGTTCCGCAAGCGCATATGCCATAATTATCAGGTATGCAACACTTATGGGCATACTTGCCAGAGAATTTTCCAGAAGCAGTACGACCTCTAAGCATAATGTGCTTGAAATCCCTTTCGTTACAGAACTGACAAGTTTTCAGATTTATATTATAACAGTTATCACATATATAATGCTCGTTATATATTACAGTATTTGTGGTATTCTTTTTCAGATGTGGCACACCACAAATTGAGCAATAAAAAGCACAATCTTTGCAGTAATATTTTTCACCAATAAGCACCATGTCACTGGCTTGTTCGATGCGTCCACACTCATAGCAAATTTTAACATCCCCAGTAATGTTTGATGTCGTTCCCTTTTCAATGGGTGTACCAGATATTAGTGACAAGGTTCGTGCTCCAATAAACATTGGTGAGCAGTTATTTTTTACTGTGTCAAAGTACAGCAGAGTGTTGTATTGTGAGTAAGTATAATCTAGGTAGTGCTTTGCGCCACTGCTGGTAGATACCACTGCTCTGTAAGTATTACTTAATGAGTTGTATGTATCCACGTGGACGCCACGGCGCTCGCACTCTGAAAGTATTCTTAACACTTCCACATCAAACTGCGACTTCAATTTTGTATCTGCATAATCTGGATAAAGGCGGGAAGAAAGAAGATTAGAAAAATTATACATATACATTTGTCTATTGATTTTAGGTTCAGCCCAAGGCTTATCCGTATATTTATCAATAGTATAAAGTACCATAGATACATCATCGAGCATATAACTGATACAACCAGCTCTCCAAGAGCCAGAGCACATATTGTGACAACTTTGCCAGCCAGTACCTTTAGACATATTTATATAATCACACGGATTTACGCTCAGAACAACCGTTTCTGATACTGTGCGCGGATTAAGGCTATCAGAAAACTGAGCAAACCATCTATCAAACCAGTAAACTTCATTTCCTTGAGAATTTGTAACTTTACCGAGCTGCTCGCGAACACCAAGTATGTCGAAAAACTGACTCCAGAGTCGAGACATTTTCATGCCAACTTTTACATTGCAGAGCATATTATCCAGTTTCTTGTGTATTTCAGAGTTCATATAATAGTGATGTCTGTTTTTTATATCAAAAATACGCGCAATCAAATCACTGGATACCATATTCTCAATAGTCTGCTGAAATACATTAAAGTAGGCATACGCGTAATCATCCATATGACCACCAGTCGTTGTGCGGCAATTGTTCCAAAATCTATCCACAAACTGACCCAAACAGTCACGATAAACTTCCTTATTTACTGTACGTTCGTGGATAAAAGATTTTACAACACACAGATTTTCAGCATCCCAATCAGGGTTTTTGCTAAGCAAATCAATCAGCCCATGCTTTTTGTTTTTATATTCATCATATATTGCGGACAGACCTATATCTGCAAAATCAACATTTTCTTTCAATCCCCAAGCTGTAAGAGCTTCTTTCATGTTTGCTATACAAGTTTCTTTGTTCATTACTTTTTACCTCCAGCTAATTCTTAATTTGTGTGGGTTTTAAAGGCTGACCCACAAACCTATCAGTATTTACTCCGCAATCACGAAATCAAAACCAAGTGCTTCACGAAGTTCATCCATTGTCATGCGTCTGGGTTCTACTCTCTTCCATACGCGTACATGAGTGCTGAGGTCAAATGTCTCTGCCTGATGGAACTTGTTATCGCGAACATGAACTTCCATAATATCAAGCAGGTTGTTGCCAGTGTTGTCCATCAAATCATCGGTGTAGAAATTGAGTGGGTTCCATATCCGACCTCGCTCATCAACAAGACCATCGCCAAACGGTGTATCCTTCAGCACCATTCTGATGCGCCCATCTCTGTAAACTACCTTCATTCCAGTCTTGAGTTCTGTCTTTGTCATTTTACATTACCTCCATTTTATTTAATATCAAGTCTTGCATAAGTAGTAGTATGTGCCAGCTTGCCATATATATCAGGATAATCAGCTTTGAGTGTCTTACTGTCTACAATATCCCGACTTACATTTACAAGCTGTACTGCAATATCTGCCCATGCCTTACTTTCAATTTGCTGCTGTTCCATGTCTTCCTTAATCGCCTTTTTAAGCTGTTCAATCTGCTTTTCAAGTTCCTTCTGCTGGTTGATAAGCTGTTTCAACTTGCGTACATTGTTTCTTGTGATGTTCATTTTATAATCTCCTTTACTTTTATTTTAGATGTGGTAGGCAGGGGCATTAAACATCTATGCACTCAGCAATCTCAATCTCACTTATCCTTCTTGCCATTTACCAAGCTTTCTTATTTCCCTTATTGGTACTTTGCCAACTTGACCACATCAAATTTTACTTTAGCTTCTCACGGATGTTTGTTTCGTTATTGTTATCGTAGCACAAACGACATTCCATGCATTTCTTATCTCCACAATTTATTTCTATATTGTGTTCTGCTATGTACTCTTTTGTGTAAACCGTGAAAATCTTGTCTATAAATCCGTAAGCATTGATATTGGCTGGCTCATTCAAATACGGACTTGAAACAATAATCTTGAAGTTATCAGGCTTAACTGCTCCATGGTCAATCGCAATCTGAATTAGCCATGGGTTTTTAGTCCAAAGAGCAAATGTGCATTTGGGATTAGCTTTCGCTACATTAAAATAGTTGATTACTTGTGTTTCCGTCTCAATGTCTCCAAAAGCTTCAAACCTGAAATATACTACATTGATGAATGGTATTTCATCTTCGGTCATTGGGTGGTACTTAATATATTTACCATTGCGTGTGTTTTTTTGCGTCAATGTTTTTCGATAACTTTGCGTTGTTCTTGCGTAACACTTGGAACAAACTTTATTGCAATCTTTAGCATAACATTCGCAAAATTTGTTATCAAGGCAGCTTGTACTATAACTAATCATACCTTCCATCTTGCCTGAGTGTCTGCGGCATATACCTTTTTCAAATTCAGTCAATTTTTACACCTTCTTTCTTGCAAATTCGTTTTTTATTTCTTTCGCCTTGCAAGTATAGATTACACCCATCAACACCACAAGTCAATATGGTATTTTGCACAAAGAATAAGGCTGGCATTTGTACAATTTGCACAACACCAGCCTATATACATTATAATTTATAATTCTTCTTCAATTTTCTTTTTGCATCATTAAGCTGTGACCGAGCTTTTTGGATTGCTTCTGCATGAATATCATGTATGTCACGGTCAGCCAATGTGGAAGAACGTCTGCTTTGCCGTATTTCAGACCTATAATCTTTATCAAACTTATTTATCCATTCATCAATAGAGTGCTGTATCTGCTGTACTTCCCGTTTTGACAATCCTCTTCGTAGTTCAGCATCGTTTAACGTGATTGTAGGAACACCACCACGATAGTCACGGCGAATAACAATCATAACTGCTGGGTCAGTTTCCAAGTCTTGAAGAATGAAGTTAGCCGCATCATGTACTTCTGATTGTCTTTCAGCAGGAGTCAACTGTCTACTTGTGAAATTAGGATGCACGTCATTTGCTAATCGTGCTATACCAGAATATGCTCCTCTACCACCCATGTTAATCACCGTCCTTATTATCAAATTTAGCAAATCTGCTGTGAGAATTTCCTATTGAAATGATGTTATCTTCGTCCTGTAAATAATCAGGTATCTGCCCAAAGAATAAAACTTTTGTCGGAGTCAATCTATCAAGCATTTCATAATATCCATCTTTGAACAATGCTCGTTGCATTTCTCCATGAACACAGCCAGTATTCGCCACAGCCACAATAGAGTCTTTCGGAATGCCATCAAAACAAAACTCATAAGACAGGCTATCAGACCATCCAACAGTTGGTATGATGTTCACACCATTCATTTGATAAAATGCTCCAAGGTACTGCTTGCGATAATGATTGTATATCTGTAAAGCCAGCGGATAATCGGCATAAAGAGAAAAATCAGGAGAACAAACACAATCAAACCGCTTGAACAATTCAATATACTTATTTGGTGTGGACCAAGTTCGAAAAAATTGATAGTCGTCAAGAAAGAAATGTATTCCTTTATGACGAGTATTCTTCTCAGAAGCAGCGTAGTTATAAGAGATAAATTGTTGTGGAAGTTCACCATTATAAGCCTGAATTACAGGCATATCGTATTTGCCAGCACCGTCAAAGATGCCGTTAAATAAGTTTTCATTACCCCGTGTTTTCTCGCTCATTAGTTCCTCTTTCTGTGTAGCTTTCCATTTGTTTCTCTTTTTCCTGTTTGTACATTTCAGCAAGAAACTTCATCATACCTACTCCATCAGCAGTCTTTAGAAGTTGTTTCTTCACATATCGCTCTTTTTCATCATCATAAAGTCGCTGGCTTACTACATACATTGTGATTGTGCGATGCTGTTTTTCGGAATAGAATTGTTCTTTTTCCAGTAAAATAACGATGTTAAACTGCTTTAGAAGTGCGAGCTGCAATCGTTGAGAAATTTTAGTATGGTTAATGCTCATTAGCTTCACCTTTTTCTTTAGCTATTTGCTTTTTTATCTTCTCTACAACATGGGGGCGAAGAAGCATACCTTTAGGGTTATTCTCCATTATTATACCCATTTTCCATGTTTTCAAGATTTCATCAATAGCTTCATCAAGCATTTGCAATGTTTCTTGGTCTAATTCATCACTATTCAACATCTTATCAAGTTTAACTTGTGGAATACCTACTGTTGATGCAAGTTTAGGTCTATAAATGTGATTTTTCATAAGCCGTATTCGTATATCACGAGTTGTCAATTTTACCACCTCAATACACACTATTATATCATAAAATGGCTAATATGTCAAGCGAGATTGATTATAAGATACTGTAAAGCATAATCTGCTTCTATTTCTCCCGCCTTTATTCTTTCTATAATTCGGTCAATAAAACAGAGAAGATAAATTAAATCATCGTCCGAGTAAATATTACAATATTTCTTGTTATAGTGGTAATCGTAGTATCTCAAACCTGTGTTTACTTCTATTTTAACCGTTTTAGGAGTAGTCTGTATTTGCAATATCTTTCTCAGCTTATTATACACTAAGCTAAGTGCGCCAATCGCATCTTTGCCCTCTATGTTATCTGCGATAACAGCAGCTCCTTTCATATTTCTGGCGCAGATGGCGGAAGAAAAAGAAAAAACAAAATTTTCTTCTTCAAGACTAAACTCAAGAATATAATTAGAAAAGAATTTATAGAATTTAGACCGCTTATCTAATTCTTGATAAATAAGAATTAAATCAGTGTCTTGTGTTGTCTCAAGAACATTCTGCCAAGCTTCTTCACCAGCAGCTAAAAAGTCTTTATCATAACGCACCACAAAGGCTCTATCTTGCGCTACAAGCGCATTTTGAAAAAGGTGAGTAATTACCTCACTCACCTTTTCAAAGCCGACAGAACGCAGATTTTGAGTCTTTAACAGCAAATCATATTTAGCTTTAATAGCTGAATAATCATCACCACAGAATATATAAATCATTCATCGTCACCTAAATCAATTAACGTATTTATATTGTCAGTTTTACCGCGTTGCCACCAATTAAATACTGCTTTGCCATCTGCAAAATTAGCTACCGATTTCAACCCAGCTTCTTCTCTTGCTTTTAGCATTTTATCAAAAGCACGAATGTACGCATTTTTATAAGTTGGGTATCGCTTAAACTCTTTTTTGTGGTTATCTGACGCCATTGGACAACCTATACACCCAAGTCTCTTATATCCGCAATCATACAACTCACAATAAGGCACATTTTCTGAGCGGATAAACGCCCAAACATCTGCATCAGTCCAGTCTATAATTGGGTTTACAGATGTTTTATGTCTTGTATAACATTGTTCAATCATTCTTCTGGCTTCTGAATTATCATTTACGAGTACAATAGATTTTCTACCATTATCTCGCATACCTTCAACTTCACCAGTTTTATTTCGAATATCTACAATACCGTGAGTATTTTTTCTATTTGCACTTTCATCCCATCGAACCCCAGTGACAACCATTCTGCCATCACCACCACTCTCTTTCAACTCAGCGCAACAGTATCTTGCAAGTCTCGTGGGTGGGTACTTGCGCTTTGGAATTAAATTCCACATGGTTTTAACGGTGCCGTCATTATATCTTGGAAAATCATCTGAAACATCTGGGTGCTTCTCTTTTATAAATTTCACAAGTTCAGGAGGGTCTACACTTGTATGGCAATAATGTGCATCGTATTTTACGCCAGCCATATCACACAATGTTTTACAAACAACGCTATCTTTTCCGCCGCTAAATGCGAGGTAATACCCCTCAGAGGGGCAAAATGCTTTAAGTCTCTCAATCGACTTTTCTACTTTTTCTGCCAACTCACTTTTTGTCGGCATGACTGTTGATTTTTTACTCATAACGTCAACTCTCTCAAATAAAATAAATACCTGTCAAACACATGGGCTTTATTAGCTGATGTATGTTCAGCTAAATACCGTTTTGTTTGCATACTCAATAACGCTACATCTGCATAATAACAATTATCATCTACAAGATGACATCTGTGCATACATTCTTCACGAATAGCGTCAAGTAAATCTATTAAATCGACTTTATCAATTTCTGTCTCTTTTAATTTGATTTTTTCTTGCGATTTTAGAAGATTGCCTATGTTAATGTCACCGACATTATCTAATAGCATTACCGCTAAACTATTAGCTGTCATAGCATCATCCTTTACACCAAATAATAATATTTGCTTCTACAAATTCAACAGGTGTTTCTTCAACAGCCAAATCTTTCTTAATGTTAATCAGCCATTCAAGAATATCAGGCAAGTTGCCTAAATCAAGCCCATCTTTTATTCTGATAACGCTTATTTTGACAGTATGAGAAATACAGTTTGCAATAAATTGTTTCACACCAAAACCATCTGCGTCAACATCAGTTACAATTCTGACCGCCTGATTGAGATACTTGTTTTCCAACGCCTCAACAAAGTCTTGAATGTAAGCAGGCGTAACCTCATTCAGCGCATCAATACAGCTTCTAAGAGTGATATTAGCTGAATAACTTGAAGCTGCATCAAGCATTGACAGCGCATCACGCATACAGCCACCAGATTTTTCTGCTATAAAATTCATAGCATCAGTAGAACATTCAATCCCCTCAATGTCGCACACATCTGTAAGATGTTTTACAATAAGGTCGGCAGAAATAGAATTAAAGAAATATTTCTGAACACGGCTCATAATCGTTTTAGGTATCTTATTTGTCTCTGTAGTGCAGAGAATGAAATAAACATTCTTAGGCGGTTCTTCAAGAACCTTTAACAGAGCTTGAAAGGATGCCCCTGACATAGCGTGAAATTCATCAAGTATGAATACTTTATTCTCATTTGTTATACTTTTCGCTTTCGCTTGTTCTTGCATCATTCTAACATTGTCAATGCCGTTATTAGATGCCGCATCGAGTTCATGTATTTCGGCATTAAGGCTGTTTGCAATAATTCTTGCCACTGTTGTCTTACCCGTACCAGCCGGACCACAAAAAAGAAGTGCCTGGCTAACAGTGTTGTTCTCAAGCTGATTAGACAATGCTGTTACAACAGTATTTTGACCTATAACATCTGAAAGTTTAGTGGGTCTATATTTATTCGCTAATGACATTCTACTCTCCTTTATAGCGCAGATTTTATTTGATTACACCAACCAGAACATGATGGTCTGGTACAATTAAGGCATACAGGTATATCTTCTGGGTAATTATAATTACTATAATGCCGTACTTCAAGATTGTGTCTTTTTATTCCCTTACAAATAGTGCTTACATGAACACCAAGAATTTTTGCAATCTGAGTTCTGCTGTACCCCATCTTCAAATACTTGGCTGTTTCTTTCTGCATTTTAGATGTGAACTTTCTTTCTGCCATCTTTATTCTCCTTATTTACCTATTGTATAGCCAGTGTAAAATGATATACAAGCTATCACAACTACAATGATACAAGCTATTAAAGTGTCCATATTGCACCTCAAACTAAATTTTTACATCTTAGTCTTTTATCTGCTCGTTGCGCCCAATAAGGGTGGTCATCAAATTTCACAAAAGCATCGCACTGTCTCGCTAAACATTTATGCTTTTTCACGTGTTCAACAGTCAATGCCCCACGATGAATTTTAGCGAAACACATACCGCAGACATTATCTGTATGACCACCTGTAATTGTTCTATATACCTTACCCTCCTGTCTAACCATCATTCTCTACATTCTCCTTTAGTCGAATAAAGTCACGCTCAGGTATTACATAGTAATTCAAAGTTTGATTTTCTTCGCCGCCAAAGTTAAATGCTAAAGCCCAATGTGTCTTGCCATTAGAGAAGTTCTGCTCAATTAGCTTAGTTATCCATTCTTTCTTGATGCTGAAAGACTCTTTTGCAGTCATAGCTGTTTTACACTCAACAGAGAAATCTTTTGTGACTACATCACCTTTCTGAAACACGCCAGCACCGCTGTTCCATGTTCTTTTGCCATCAATAGCTTTTGCAACAGCTTTCTCTTGTAAGTCGCTCATATAACGCGTAGACTCTTTGTTTTTAATATTTAACACCGCTTTCTTTATTTGATACCCTAAGTATATCACAAAATCAATGGTTTTACAATATGGTAAATTAACGAATATCGGTATGTAGATTTGTGCAAAATAAACAAAAGGGGCATTACTGCCCCTCTGTTATGTATTTGTCTACTGCTTCTGCAATCTTGTTATAAAGCTCTATATCGCTTTTTAACCGCTCTGAGAGTGCAGGCTTACCACAAATCTTATCAATCTGTTCGCCCGTCTCAGGGTCGATTATAGAGTACCATGCGCCTGATTGAACAATATAGTTCAGTTTCTGGGCAACATCTATCATATCTGAAACATAATCAATACCAGTAAGATAATTTAGCGCCATAGTACCAGTTTTACGATTATTAGCAAACACTTTGCTTTTAATTACTGCTAATTGTATCTGATTACCGGCGGGATTTTCAGCAGTTTGGTTTACCCTGTTACCCTTTTCATCAAAGAAGTCACCGCGCTTAAATTCAAGTCTGAGAGAGCAAGCGTGTCTCCATGCACGACCACCACAAGTAATTGTACCCCCATACATTGAAGCAAGATTATCTCTAATCTGATTGATACAGATTATAGTACAGTTCGTCTTGTAGCAAAGTTGTTCAGCCTTTTTACTGAAAGTTGTTAGGGGCATACTAATACCGCCATAAGTACGCTCGGCAATATCCTTATCATAGGCTTGCTGAGATACCAGCATACCAAGGCTGTCAAATATACACAAACCAATCTCGCCAGTCTCTATTGCATCAAGAACAAACTGAAACAATTCTTCTGCGCTCTGAGACTCAGGCTTTACAATATACATTTCATCACAATTAACGCCAAGTGTCTCTGCCCAGTCTGCATCAAGAGTATTCTCTGCATCTATAAACAATATCTTTTTAGGGTCATCAGGGTCTTCTTCTTTGAACAGCTTTTGGGCATTCTTGCATATATCAAGTGTTGCGCAAGTCTTGCCAGCGCCCTCTGCTCCAAAAAACTCGCATAATCTGCCCCTTGGGACACCTCCGTAGGTGCAATAGTTGGCTCGTGGCGAAGAAAAAGGTATCTTCGCCACATTATAAACCTTTAAGCCAACTTGAGCAACAGTAGAACCGCATTTCTTATTAAATGATTTACATACTTCATCAAGTTTACTCATTTAGTACCTCACTTACCAGTAGAACCCATACCGCCATTACGAACAGTAGTCACATCATCATCAAAAGTAATGCCGTAAGGAATAAAGATAGCTTGCATAAAACCATCGCCAGCGTTTAGTGCAATATCTTTACCCTCTTTACCATCATTTGTAATCTTAGCAAAGATATGACCTTCGTTATCACTAAAATAGTAATCAGAGTCGATTACACCCATAGTGTTATCAAGTTGCAAGCGATACTTAAAGCCAAGACCGCTTCTTGGCAGACAACCCATCCACCAGCCATCATCAATATATACCCTAATACCAGTAGGTATCTTTATTGTTTCTCCGGGCTTTAATCTAATATCGAACGGCATCTTAAAATCATAGCCAGCACTGCCAGAGGTAGCGCGAGTAGGCAATTTAATATTATCATACATTTCATGCACGTTGTCGATATTATAGTATAGACCTTTAATCTTATCTGACAGAGCGGAATAAAATTGGTCAAAACTAACTTTACTAAATTGTGCTATTCTATTCATATCAATCTCCCCCAAGATGAACGTATCTTTCTTTTATTTCTTGTACTCTGCCTTGGTTCCAATCATTTGTGCCGATATAGCCACAAGTTCTTCTGGCAATATTCATTTTATTCTTGTTTGTGTTACCACAATTAGGACATTGCCAGATAAGTTTACCATCTTCATTTTCAGTTATCTCTATCTCGCCATCCCAACCGCAGACCTGACAATAATCAGACTTGGTGTTTAATTCGGCGTACATGATGTTGTTATAGATATATTTCAAGACAGTGAGAACAGCAGCTATATTGCCATTAAGGTTTGCAGTCTCAATGTATGAGATAGCACCGCCTGGACTAAGTAACTGAAATTCAGACTCAAACTTCAACTTATCAAAAGCATCAATATGTTCAGACACATGAACGTGATAGCTGTTAGTGATGTAATTCTTATCTGTAATTCCTTCAATTACGCCGAACCTATTCTGCAATGCCTTAGCAAACTTATAAGTTGTAGACTCAATTGGGGTACCATACAGAGAATAATCAATATTCTCAGCAGCTTTCCATTCAGCGCACTTATCGTTCATGTGCTGCATTATTGCGAGGGCAAAGGGTTTTGCTTCATCATCAGTGTGGCTCTTACCTGTCATAGCCTTTACACATTCATACAAGCCAGCGTAGCCAAGCGACAGTGTGGAATAGCCGCCATACAGAAGTTTGTCTATCGGTTCACCCTTTTCAAGTCTTGCCAACGCGCCATTCTGCCAATGAATAGGTGAAGCATCAGACAGTGTGCCTTTCAGTCTTTCGTGTCTAAGTCTCAATGCTCTATGGCAAAGCTCAAGCCGTTCATCAAATATCTCCCAGAACTTATCAAAATCACCGTTTGCTGACAGACCAACATCAGGCAGATTGATTGTTACAACTCCTTGGTTAAAGCGCCCGTAGTATTTAGGTTTGCCATTTTCATCAATATAAGGTGTTAAGAAAGAACGACAGCCCATACAAGGATAACAATGCCCCTCACCATTCTTGTCTACCTTGTTCTGCAACATTACCTTCTCGCTAATGTAATCGGGCACAAGACGTTTTGCTGAACACTTAGCACACTCTTTGGTAAGATACCAGTATTTACTATCTTCTGTAATATTGTTTTCTTCAAGAACGTAAATCAGCTTTGGGAAAGCAGGAGTTATCCATACACCCTTTTCATTCTTAATCCCCTGATAACGCTGCTTAACAACTTCTTCAATTATCAAGGCAAGGTCGTCACGAAGCTGACCTTCTTCCGCTTCATTGAGATACATAAACACTGTAATAAAAGGTGCTTGACCGTTAGTTGTCATTAAAGTATTTACTTGATACTGTATAGTCTGAACACCCTTTTTGATTTCTTCTCTTACTCGTCTATCAACTATAACATCCCGTACTGCGCCATAATCAATATCAAATGTACCATTCGCAAGATTTAGCTCATAGTCAACCTCTTTACGAATTTTCTGACGAGAGATGTCAACAAATGGAGCTAAATGAGCGAGGGTGATTGTCTGCCCACCATACTGGCAACTTGCTACCTGAGCCATTATCTGTGTGGCGATGTTGCAGGCGGTGGCGAAGGAGTGGGGCTTTTCTATAAGTGTGCCATTTATTACAGTACCGTTCTGCAACATATCCTCAAGGTTTATCAATGCGCAGTTGTGCATACGCTGAATATAATAATCAGCATCATGAAAATGTATAATGCCAGCTTCGTGTGCCTTACGAATATCGTCTGGCAGAAGTAACCTATTAGTGATGTCCCTGCTGACTTCACCAGCTATGTAATCTCGCTGTGTCGAAAGAATTGCAGGATTTTTATTTGAATTCTCCTGAATGATAGCTTCGTTGACACCATCAACAAGAGTCATTATCTTGCCATCAGTAGGGCTACCATTTCTGAGTAATTCACGCTCATACCGATATTTAATGTAAGCCTTTGCTGTGTTAAAGCAACCATTACGCATAAGTTCGCGTTCTACATCATCCTGTATGTCTTCAACCGAAATAGCTCGTTTCATTGCCCTATATCGCTTTGTTAACTCATTGGTAATGTCTTTAGCCATTCTGTCGCCATCGTAATGCAGTGCCTTAAAAGCTTTTTCTATTGCTTTTTCAATTTTTTGTTTTTCAAACGGTACTTCTCTTCCGTCTCGCTTAATTACATTCATTGAATTACCCCTTATAGATAATTATTAGCCACCAAATAGATAGCTATTCAGTGGCTAAGTTTTCTTATATTATACCACTTTTATTCTTGATTGTCAAGACAAATTTCTTTGAAATGCGGCAAATCTTCAATCCATTTACAGAAAGTTCGCCACTCAGGTAATCTGTGGTTTTTGCGCTGAGAATAAATTGTTTTCAGTTCTCTATAGTTAGTTGTCATTCGTGCTGTAATCTGAAAACCAGCGGGTATATTGTACAAAAGAGTGAGATAGTTTTCAGGCGAGGGGTCATCCTTATATGCTTTTACAAGCCGTTCTACTTCTACAATCGTGTTAGCCGTTACATACTCATTGCACTGTGCTTTAATATCAAACTTAGCTATACGGTGCATTGTAGACTGCGAAGAAACAAAGAATAAGAACCTATATCGTTCAGCTTCTACCCAAGCTTTATTAGATAATGTCAAATCAAAGTTGACTATAACTCCTGTAAGAAATTGGTCGTGTCCCTCACCCTTTGCGCAGCTACCCAAAGTCTTTACAGTCTTTGTGATTGCTGAGTTAAGACAATCAACATCAGTACACATCGGAAACTTGCTTGCTCGTATACTTTCTTCTAAATCATATACAACAGCATTTTTTACTTGCTTAGTGTCTTTAATACGAATTTCACTCATTAAATTTCTCCCTAATCATTCTTCCATTTATGTCTCTGCCATATATATTTGTTATTGGTATGTTACAAAGACGGCGTTGCAATTCAGCAATTTGCACTGTAAAGTAAACATCTGGATAAGTAGAAGCTGGGTCACGATATTCAAATTCAAACTCACTGTCCAAACAAGAAACGTGCTCAATTTTACCCTCATTTGTCAGCTTTACACCGTGAAGCCCAAACCACAATACTAATTCATAGTCACTGTTAAGTCTTTCAAGCTCAATTTCTCGTAGCAGTCTATCACGGCGCTCCATATACTCTCGCGCTGAGAATTTAACAGGGGGCTGGGCATCAGCACTATCGGTCTTGGTAATAAGTTTAAAGACTATTAAGCATATCACCACACCTAATAATATTCCAAGAAGATAGCCAATAAACATAATCAACTTCTATTTATTTCCTCTTTCAATCTGTTAAGATACCAGATTGCCTTGTCTATATCTTGCTCACCATTCTTATCTTTCCAGCGCCACATATACTTGATAGCGTTAGCTGTACAAACAGCTTCAATGCCTGTTAGATTGACTGTGGCAGCTTTCAGTGCGTCAATACATTCTATACCGCCTTGGCAGTAGTGGCTGGGGTGATTTACTAAATCATTCATATTAGCCTCTTATTCCTGTCTGCTGTAACTCAGTAGTTCTGTGATTTATAATCTTCTTTATAGCTGCCGCCATGTCATCTGCATGGTCTATTTTATGCTTAATAAGATTAACAACTTGAGTATAGCACATTCTAACAAGTTCTTCATCTTGCGACAGCAATTTAGCCGAAGCAGTTTTATCGCCTATTGTGCCCTCTGCGCTTGAATAAGATTGATTATACTTTTCTTCTCTAATCATCTTACTCATAGCTTCTTTTATAGTTGCCATTTCAAGACCTGTGCCTGTCCAATAGACAAGAGAGCTGAGATTAAGCAGATAAGTCTCGAGGTCAGTTGTGGTAACTGGATGTGCTGTGTCACAAAGCGCATTATCAATCTCTGTCATACATTCATCAAGTGAAGAACAATACCTGCTAATCAGTTCATCAACAATCTCTTGCAAAGGTGACACATTGGTGTCAACCCTACTACATATATTAGTAAGTTTTTCTTTCATTCAGGTGAGTCCTCGTCTCCATCATCAAGTTCTTCTACTATATATCTGAGGTCACTATTCCAGCGAATAGATGACTCTCGCTTACTCTCCATAAACTGAGTAGCAAGATAAGCTGCACAGCACATATCGGCTTCTTTTTCATCTTTGAACTTATAAAGCATTTGCAACTTAGGATAATTTGCTAAACAATAGTTGTAAGCTGAATTAGTACTATCAACAAGTATGCCAAAGTATTTATAATAAGTTCTCTTATAAGTCAACTTGAACTTCAACTTTGCGCTTGCAGCGCAGCCCATAACATATCCAAGTTCTTCATAAGCATATCGTTCAAACTGTTTTGTGATGCCGATTGTCAGCGGGTCAATAATAACTCTGACTTCGGGGTTATCATAATAAGACTGACAGAGTGCTATAATATTGGGTCTTGTATACTTATAATTAAAGGCTGAACCATCATCACCGACAACAACTATATTGCCAGCAGGACACATTTTTCTACTACCCCACTTATGTGTTTCTTCGGTGAGGGTAACTAATACTGTAATATAAATCATTTCTGTTTACCCCATAGTTTCATAAAATCATCTAACAGTAGTGTTGCTTTCCATTTCTCTTTATTCTTACGGTGAAACACTACTGGTACTTCATTCTCGCCTGAGTCACGAATAGACTGTTGCATAGCATCTTCAATGTTCAGCTTTTCTACTCGCTTAACTTCGATGTGCAAACCATCTACACCCATTACGTCTGGCGAGTCTTCGCCACCTTTGTACTGCACACCTCTACGAGCGTCCTGATAGCCATACTTCTCTCGCAGAAGTTTAGCTATCTCTAACTCGCCCACTTTGCCCTTAGTTTTCGAGTTGATTGGCATACTTCCCACACTCACTTACATAGCCACAATACTTACATTTACTTTCATCAGTGGTTTTATCGGGCACAATACTATCGGCAACAAACTTATTTATGCTCTCCATCTTTTGTACTATTTTAGCCGCGTCTTCTTCTGAGACATGATAAACATATGCTTTATGCCCTGTTGTATCACGATTTTCATAGAGGTACAAAACTTGGTCAATACCGAATGACAGATAATACGTCACACCTTGTGCAATGTGTTCAGGTCTAACATCTGTGTGTTGCCAGAATTTATTACTTGTCTCAGTCTTAATCTCAAGAATATAATATTGCCCTTTATACCTGACAAGACCATCTGTTAAGAATGAGATATTGTACTTCTTATTATAGCACTTTGTCTCTATGCCATCTTTTGATACAATCTCTATATCAGTAAGATTTCTTGACTTAACAAATTCTTCTACATCAACATATTCGCAGTCAATACCATAATTCTTCATATCAATTATGTGCTGCTGTATGCGAATATGTCTATCTGTTCCACTCTCACAAATGCCGATAAGCATTGAAGAACGTGTGTCGTTATCAGGTAGTACCCCAGTAAGCTGAAAATACAAATTGCGTTCACAGCCACCAAGTGAACTCGGCTTAAATGTTTTAGACGGCATTCTCATACTTTCGGCTTGTGAAAATTCTATCGTCTTATCTAAGTCTTTAACAAACTGCTTCTCAGGGGCAAAAGCCCCTGTAGCAGTCTTAACGACATCAGACAATACGCAAGCAGGTATTTTAGCCATTTACTTTATCTCTCCAATGCGTTGCAAAATAAGACGGTACTCGCCTACCACGATAATAAAAGCGCTTATTTACGTTATCAAAGCCCTCACTCTTAAACTTAACGTGGGCTATATACCTTGCCATACTGCGAGGGTGAATATGCTTCTTTTTAGCATCAATCTTTTCTCGTTCTTTAGCGTTCATAGTTTCTCCTTATTTCTTAAGAGTTGCGATAATTCTTGAAGATGTTTCATCTTCAAGCCCTATGCACTTTTCATTACCAACTTCAAGAACTATATTATCTTGCATACTCTTTAGCTGTGTCATCAGCATCTTGATATTCACCTTGAAGCTATAAGTAGTATCGCCCTCAATGTTACTGTCAATGCTAAGTGTTTCACTGCAAGTGCCATTCTGATTAGTTACAGTAAGTTCATTTGCTGAAACAGTTATTGCACAAGCATCTGCATCATATGGAGACAAGAATATGTTTATTCTATCGAGAGCAGCATACAAATCTTTACCACTAATGTCTACTCTATTTGCAAACCCAGTATCGAGAAGTCTCTGTATGGGGGCGATAGGATAATTCTCAGCATCAGAAGCGCTACTATAAGCATAATATGTCATAGCATCGTCTCTGAAAATATAATAATCATCATCATGCGTTACTGCTATACAGTCATCAAACAGTGCTAATGTCTCAACTACTCTCGGAGAGAACAAAACAGTCTCATCAAAAACAGCACAGCAACTTGCACAAATCATCAGAGTGTCAGTAGTGACCGTCTTAGTGTTAGAGAACACATAGTTCATGAGTTCTGCACACTCGTCTGTCTTAGGCAAAGACGGTTTATTAGTCTTAATAATATCTCTAATGTTATCTGCATAAATTGTCTGAACAGTGCTGTCTTCGATAGTTCTCAATTCAGGAAATCTAACAGGCGCATTGTTTTCATCGAGGGGCAAAGGTATCTGGTAACTGCCATTAGCCTTGACATTCAGAATATCATTCGCCACATGAAAATTCACTGTATCAGAAGATACCTTAGAAATAAGATTACTCAACACCTTAATGTCTACTACACAATCAAGTTTTGTGTGGGGTATATCATCTTTTGCTGTCTCCCCCTTAACTATCAGAGTATTTAGACTATCAGTAGTGAAAATCTTAAAACAATCAGTTTCCTCTTTAATTCTACAAAAACAAGTTAGGGGCAGAAAGGTGTTATAACTTGCGCCCTTTACAGCTTTGCTTAATATTTTTTTTAGTTCATCAGTCTTTACTTTCATATATTATTCCTTCCAGCAGTTATGTGTGTCACCTGCATACACAAGCTTCATGCCATAATCATTATTACCATTCTGAGGTATTACCCCATCTTTGTACTGTGGCTTCTGTGTAAAATGACTATAATCGACATAGTGGTGTTCTCTGCCAAATCTATACATCATTTTTGATACATCAGGATGCGCTTCTACCAACATTTTTGACTTATCGTATGTGCCATACTTTTCATAAAAATCAGCATTGTTACCGCCCTTGACGGTCTGTGTAGTAGCTTTATCTTGCAGATACGCAATAAACTGAACAGTACACCAGCCAGCTTTTAGCATATCTAATGAAAGAATTGTATCTTCATTATACCTGCCTCTCCACCTAAAGGGCACATCATTTCTGATTAGGTTACACGAGTAAATTCTCGTGTTTAAGAAATATGGCGGGAATGGCTGCTTATCAGGTATGAACATCTTATAGTGAGGTCCAGCCATTGCCACGTTATCAAATCTCAGACAAAAATCTTCCATGACACGAAAGAACACTGGGTCTTGCACTCTATGCACTCGGCTATTATTCTTTCGATAAAAGCAGTAAATGTTATCATCCATTACCCAGTGCCAGTCATAGCCATTATCAATAGAATGTTGCCAAGCAAAATTTCTTGCTGCCCCCGGACCTTTACTCTTTTCATACCCCAAGTCATCTAATGTCTCATAGTTGTCTTGATATGCCTTATCAAGTATCAGTAGGTGTTTTTCATCAAACTTGCTTGCATAATCGGAATATTCTTTTTCTTCTACAACTATATAGAAATTTTCTACCCCCATCCACAGTAAATTCTTGGCCGTATAAGACGTGTCTGCCCTACCTTTGGATGGTATGTAAATAGGAAATAAGTTATTCATGTGTCTATCACCCACTTATATGCAAGTCTTGATAGTTTCTCTCTTTCAGGATACCAAATATATTTTGTAGTGTCAGTTATTTTTTGATTAACTAACTCTATAAAGTGTTTCTTGCTTTCTTCATCTTTGAAGTACACATAAACAAAATGATAACCTTGCTTATCAAAACTGATGTACTCTGGCATACCCCACCAGTATTCCCAATGCTGAGTTGACATATCATACTCAACTTCTGCGGCGTTTTCTATATTAACCAAATTCTCACTTCTTGGAGCGTTAAGGTCATAGAACACTTTCTTATCTTTCTTCAATAGGGGCATACCAATAAGCTTTGAAAAAGCTGCCAAATCTCTACCACTTTCAAAGTGAACAACAATGTGTCTGTGTTCTTTTGGTATCGATTTTGCTTTGTGCATTTCAAGATTAACTTTGTCAGTGTTTAATTCAAATAACGCCATATTAGTTATCCCAGTTCCTCATCATAGTCACATCAGTTTTTGTTTCGATTGGCAAATCATTTGCAGAAGCAGTCATACACTTCTTAAATATCTCAGAACATTCTTCAACATTTTCTTCCGGGCACTCGCCAATCAATTCATCATGCACCTGAATAAGTAACCTAAACCCAAGTTCTTTTAGTCTCTTATTCTCACAGATAAGCCGCATTGCTATCTTGGTCTGGTCTGCCGCGCTGGACTGGACACGGGCGTTTATACATTGACGTTCTGCTAAAGCAATCTTACTTGTGTTATCTATAACATAAATACCATCACGATTGGCTTCTTCAAATATGGGTTTCTTAAAACCTCTTGTATTTTTAAGCCTTTTGTAATAGTAGTTTTGTATATCATAAGGCACTTCTTTACCGTAATCTTTGCTGAATTTAGAATATTCAAATTCATATTCAGGCAGATTTATATCTGGCAATCTTCTTTTTCTGCCCCAATAAGAAGTTACATAGCCTTTTTCTCTTGCCATGCGCTCAGACTGTTCTGTAAAAGGTTTAAACGACTTGTATACATTAAATACACCATCCATAATCTTGTGTGCCTTTTCAACAGAGACTTCAAGTTTCTCAGCTATTGCTTCAATACCCATTCCATAGGAAATACCCAAAAGCAGAATTTTCGCCCTTTTTCTGCGCTTTTTGCCCTCTTTATTTGTTGTGCCATCAGGGTAAAACTCACAACAATCTTCGTATGGCAAGTCAAACGCTATTGTAGCGAGAGTAACATATGGGTCAATACCGTTATTAAACTCATATATCATTCGCTCGTCATGGCTCATACTGGCAAGCAATTTTGGCTCTTGTGCTGAGAAGTCCGATGAAATCATCATATAGCCATCTGTCGCTTTGAACATTGTTCTTATTTCGGCGTTTTTGCTGGGGATGTTCTGGAGATTTGGATTATTGCTGCTAAATCTACCTGTATCAGTGCCTACCTGATTAAACTCGCCATGTACTCTACCGTCAGCTAAAGCACATTCAGCCATCTTATCAATATAGGTAGAAATCAGCTTCGCATACTCACGATAATTAAGTATCAACTCTGACAGAGGGTGATTAAGCTGTTTTAATGTTTCACTATCTGTACTTCTTGGCTTCTTCTTATTTACCGGACGTATGCGAAGTTCATCATAGAACAATGCTGCAAGTTGTGTTGGGCTTGATATTGAATATTCATTGTTAGTGTATTCTTTAAGCGCAGTATAAAAAGCTTCTTCTGCTTCATCTTGCAGCTTGTGATACTTTTCTGAAAGTCTTTTCTGAACATCAAAGTCAAACCCAACACCTAAATCTTCCATATCTGCCACGGCATTGACTATTGGCATTTCAATATTCCAGAATACGTTAGACACACCTTGCAGTTCTTGTTCTTCATTCTCTGCTGTGCCGAGGGTTAAATAAGGCAGTTGAAATTCGTATAGCTCAAAAGTTACTTCTGCATCTCTGGCTGCATACAAGTAACCAGTAGATATTGGCACTAAATCAAACGGCACATCTTTGAACAGTTCTCCAAATGAGAAAGCATCTTCTTCACCATTGAGAACATATTTCTTGTGGAGTGCTTTCAAACCCTTTTCAGGTTCATTCTCGTTTAGTAGCCGACTTGCAATATAAGCATCAAAGTATGGGGTAATTGCAACACCTAACTGATTTTTAATAACCCTAATATCAAACTTGGCATTAAAGAAGATGAATTTTACATTTGCTTCTACCAGTTTTTCTATAAGCTGTTTAGCATAGTCTTTTGTTACTTGGTGTTCAGCTTTCACACCTGTTATATAAGATTTATGATTTAACGGTATGTAAACAGCTTTCATGCCCTTAGTAAACAAACTCATACCTACAATATCACAAGTTATAGGGTTAAGAGAAGTTGTTTCAGTATCTATTGCAACATAACCATTTTTAATGCTCTCTGCGATTACTTCTTCCGCATACTTAATATTTTGGTCTGTAATAAGAACATACTTGTCTTTCTTATCGCCTAAATATCTTTCTACACTATCTTTTAGTGAAGCAATCTTTTGAGCTATATTCTTTACGCCCTTGACGGTAATGGCTGGGCTATTTGTTTTTTTACCGCCTTGAATGTTAGCAAGTAGAACTTTGTCTTTCGCTTTATCAGCTTTCGGTGTAAATTCAAATAATCCAGCCATATTTATTAACCTACGATTTCAACAGGATAGCCAAGCAGCTCTTGCAGTTCTCCCATTGTAATTCTACGAGGCGGTGCAGGAGCAATCCAAATACGCTCATAATCACAATAATCAGGTGACAGACAACGATACTTGTTTACAGGTCTATAAACCTCCACAATATCGTACTGATGGTCGCCATCGTAAATACCAGTCTCAAGGTCATATTCATTAAGACCAGCCCATGTCTTACGGTCACGAGAAGTCAGAATATTGCCAAATACGGTGTCAAGAAGTACAATCTTCATATCACCATTGCGGTACATAATCATGTCACCAGAAAACAATTCAGGCAGTTGTAGGTTCATATTAGACGGCATAATAATCTCTCCTTATCAATTAAAAGTTGGGTCGAGTTCTACCACCAGCGGGAGCAGTTCTACGAGGCAGTTCAGAAGCGCGAGGTGCGGGGCGCTCACTATCACTGAAATAACCATTCTCTGCGTAAGATGCAAGCTCATCAAAAGACTTGTTCAGCACAATGCCATTGGTGTCAGGCACTTCGGGTAAATCGTCAATAGTCACATCATCAGTGCCAACAGGGAAAAGCTGATACCGGGTAGTCTGTTCACCCTTCTTGCCATTACGCTGAATATCAATCTTAGTGCTGACAAGAGGGTTATATCTATCACACAGACCGCTCAGGTCATTGATGAAAGACTTACCACGCTGCCAATACTGAACCTCTCCAGCCTTTTCATTATAGACAGGCACAAACAGCTTAATCTGCTGTCGCATACCAGCGCGGCACAGAGGGCAGTTATCAACAGGCTCGTCATAAGTTCTCAGACAATTTACCAGACGGCGCTTACCATCAATCTCCACCTCATGCACAACATCGAGAGAAACATCATCAAGAGTATTGTACATAAATCTCACTGTTGCAGTGTCTCTGTCATTCTCAAGCTTGAAAAAGTTTGTCTTACCAGTAGAATAGTTATCCACTTCACCGATTGCAATTTTAGCCATTTTTGTTTTTACCTTTCTTTTAGTTTTTGTTGTCTCTCTTTAAGAGCATATTTATAATAACATATTTTTAAGCATTTGTCTATTGATATTTTAACTAAGAATTATATAAGTGTTTTGTGCAAAATAACTGTTGCAGTTCACCATCTAACAACAGGTCGTTCAAATCTCTACTGTCTTTATAGTCTACTGTATAAATAATCTTATCGTTTTTAAGAGCTTTAGCTATCTTCTCTGTGCCTTTTCGCCCAGCTTCATCAGGGTCAAGAGCCAGCACCAAAGAGCGCACAGACAACTTTCTAAGCTGTTCTATCTGCTGTTTAGAGCCAGTACCATTTAAGGCAATAGCAGGTATACCGCACACCACACAGCTAAGAGCATTAAAGCTGCTCTCACACACAACAAGTTCAGTGTGATTGCTAAAACCTCGATAAAACTCATAAATACCGTATAGAGATTTTTGAGTACCTCCTTGATAATGGAACCGTTTCCCATTAACTGAACGCCTAATAGTATAAGATATACTGCCATCAAGATTATGGCAAGGAAAAATAATACTATCTGTTTCTGCATCGTAGCCAATATCAAACCTTTCAATTACTTCATTTGTAAGCCCACGCTTATACATATACGGATGATATACTCTATACTTGTCATATTCTTCATCTGTCATTTCTATTTGCTGAGAGGGTTTTTCTCTTGAAAAATCTATTGCTATATCTTTTCTTTCTTCTACCGCAATTTCTGAGAAATTTTTTCTAAGCCAAGATTTGCCGAAGACACCAAAATCATCATACCCAAACACATTGCTTATCATTTCAGATAGCTGAACAGAATATCCGCAAGTAAAACAATGCACAACGCCTGTCTCTTTATGCACCCCGCAAGACGGCTTACTCTCTCTGCCATCTTTGTGCATAGGACAGGTGACCATGATATTATCGCCTGTATCTTTCATGGCTTTGAAAAGATAGGAACCATTCAAGTGTAACTGATAACGCAGCTCAAGCAATATGTCCTGCACTGTTGTGTTAAGCAAAATACCATCTATTAGTATCAATCATTACACCACCATATATTAAATTCTTCGTGTATTGCTTGCATCATTTCTTCATATTCTTGCCAATCCAAATATTGCTTATAGGTAATTCTCATTAAAACACACAGCCTTTCTTACTCGCAAATGATGTTTTGGCTTCGGCTATTGCAGTCTTATCAAATGAGCTATCACTGTCTGTGCTTGGTATGTACTTAAACTCGCCAACCTCTGGTATCCAGTGATAAATCAGCTTACCACCAACTCTGCCGTTTCTGTTCTTCTTCACACTAAGTTCGATTGTTTCATCATCAAACTTCTGTCTAATAGACAACACCTTTGTTGCGCTATAAGAAATGCCATCGGCGTCACGAATATTCTCAAGCTGAATGTCTCCACCATTGAGTTTTACCCCATCACGATTTGCCTGAACAACACCGATGATAGGCGTATTTAATTCTCTCGACATATTAACCAAATCTTCTGAGATATGAGTTAATTCTGCTTCACGCTTATCAAACTTTCCTGCTCTCTCGTCTTTCAAGTATGACATACCGTCAATACCAAGAATTTGAAGATTGTTCTTTTCGATAAACGCTCTCAGTTTACTTACAGTTATCTGATTGTCAAACTCTGTTGGTGTCGCTACCAAAAAATTATTCTTCGCGTCTTTCAGCTTTTCAATATACTCTGCATAACCATCTGCTTCTTCTCCGAAGTTCAAGGCTTGGTTATCGAAGTTCTTATACAGAGTATCAAAACGATAGCCAACACTTTCTGCTGACATTTCGGGCGAGATAAGACCGACATTGTTGCCTATTTGCCAAGCATGAGTAAGCATCTTTGTCAATATCCATGACTTGCCTTGGTTTGTTCTTGCGAACAGAACTACAAATTCTTCACCGCGCTTAAAGCCATGAATACAAGAGTCAAGTTCCTCAAAGCCAGTTGTGATAAAAAAGTCTTTGAAATCGCCACTCTTCTTCTGAGCATAGCTGTCAAATCTACTCTCTGCGCCATGCACTATATCTATTGCACTTACAGCATTTATGCCTTTATCTCGCAGACTTGCTTTCAGATAATCAACAGCATCATTAGCATCTGTTTTAAGCAGTTCAGCAGCTTTCTGAATAATCGGCACAACATCTGCATAAGTCTTTTCTTCTTTCAGCGCTGACAACAGGTAGCTGTCGCTTTCGGCTACCGTAAAAAATGAAAAGTCAGGAAATTGCGCTATAACAGTCTCAGCATCAGGCACAGCTTTATACTTGTTGTAGTGGTCAATGATAAACTGTGCTTCTGCTTCATAGGGAGCAAAATAACTGGCATCAAGACCATTCTTTGATATTAGACTAATATCCTTAGCAGCTATCATACGGTTAAGTGCTTGAAGCTGAACCATTACATAACCCCCCTATAACTATCAGAGGTAAGATGCAGATTTACAGAAGTAGACCACAGTCTATCTGTTATTCTTTCTCCAACCATTTCAGAAAACTGTGCTTTGTTACAGTTTGTGGTAACTATCATTGACTTCTCTGCAAGAAGTCTTTCATTGATGATTGTTGACAGAAGTGACACATCATATTCAGACATTGCAGTTGTACATATATCGTCAAGTATCAACAAATCATCTGTTACAACACGTTTTTTGAGTTCTAACAGTGTCGCATCAAACTTAGAAATATTATCTTTGCACCTGTTCAAATATGTTGGTACATAGATAAAATAACCTCTATCTCTAAAACCATTTCCTGCCCAGACTTCGTTGAAGTATGTTAGCATAAGATTTATAGCCATCGTGGTTTTACCATTACCAGTCTTTTCACTATACAAGATGATATTAGTACCGCCGTCAACATAGTCTACAATGTTCTCAGCGATATTTCTTACAGTGTCAATAACTTTCTTATCCCGCTTCGACTCTATAAGGGGTTTAATAACTTGCTTCTTAGTTGGCAACCCTGAATTTTTCAGCAGATATGTTAGCTCAATGTTTTTAATACACCGTGAAGTACACGTACTGCTACCTGCCTTTGGACAGAAATCATAGCATAGACAATCAACCATTTTCATCACCAAAATATGCTTTAAGATACTTGAGCATTTCATCTTCTTCTATGAAGAATGGGTCTTTGTAAATTTGACCAAAAGCATTACAAATTAGCTGACCAAATCGCCAATCTGGTGCTGATGTTTTCCACAGTTCTGCAAGTTCGCTACAAAATTCATCAATTCTATCTGGGTTTCTCATGTCTGTTCTCCTTGCTCTAAATATTTTTGCAGCCAAGTGTCAAAGCTTGGTCTGTCTTTAACAGGTATCATACTAAATTCTTCTCTATACAAATCTCTTAGTTTACCTTCATCAGTCTTTTCTGTTTTGATTATATTATCTTGATAACCCTTTTTGCTGTAAGTCTTTTTTAGTGGAAAGAAAGACCTCCAGTTATTCTGATACGAAGCATCTATAATCTGCAAAACTTCTTCTTTGGTGGTGGCTATTGTAAATAAATTTTCTGTAATATCTTCCCACTGTTCAGCATTTAAACCAACAGTTATTCTAAACTTCAAATATTTATACAGTTCTGTCTTTATGTCTGGGTCTGTAAATTTGCTCTCAACTATCTCTGAACATCGACTGTAAAGATTTTCTTTCTTATCTTTCTTTTTAGTTATATTATTTATATTATTATTTATAGATGGGGGTGAACTGAGTTCGGGGGTCATATGAACTGAGTTCGGGGGTATAGCAGTATAAACAGTAGCTTTACCAGCTACAACTTTCTTGTCTATTAGACTCTGTTCTACAAGAGAGGTTATAGCTTTCTGAACACCTCTTTCAGACGAATTAGTGAAGTCAGCAAGATATTTAGCACCACCATTGAACACACCTTTACCGTCTCTTGAAAAGCCATATATGATAGCATAAATATCTCTCTCTAAGCCTTTTAGATTTAATTCTGTTATCATCCAGCCATGAATTATAAAATAGCTGTTGTTTCTTATTTCAGTTGCCATAAGTAACCTCTTTAGATGATTAAAGTCTGCATCGTATTGACACAGACTATTTTAGCACAACTTGGTTGGTAAATCAATATGTTTTGATAAAAATAGCACTTTGCACAAATTTGTGGTTAGCTAAACTGTGCAAAGTGCCTTGTTGGTGTGAGAGAGGGGACTTGAACCCCCAATCCTTACGGCATCGGTTTTTAAGACCGATTTGTATTCCTATTCCAACACTCTCACATATAAAGCTGATATAACCTCAATATCAGCACACCACACCCACTATCTTGCGTAACAATTTGTGGTTTTTGTCCTTTAACGGGCGTTCACATTATCCACATATTATGCTGTGGCTTCCTTGTTATTTTAGCATAGCTGCTGTTGTAGAACTCTACGCAACTACAACCTCGCGGTTGGCAGCGAGTGGTAGAATTGAACTACCATAAATCGGGTCAAAGCCGACTGCACTACCTTTGTGCTAACCCGCTGTATGATTGTATTATACTACATTATTGCGAATAAGTCAATAGTCAAGTTGCATAAAGATTATATATTATTTTTGTTTATATTTACCCATTGACAAGATTGCCAAGTTTATTATATAATAATCTATACAAGGGGGTGAGAAATTGAAATTCATTATTACATTCACAATTCTGTCAATCATAAATGTTGTATTTTCAACAATTAGGTCTATCGCCACTATAAAAGGCGGTAAAAATATCGCAAGCATTATTTCAGGTGGCTACTTCGCTTTTTACAATGTCATGCTTATCTATACAGTAGCAGATTTTTCTATATGGCAGAAATGCTTAATAACTTTCTGCTGCAATGTCGTTGGCGTCTGGGCAGTTAAATGGGGTGAAGAAAAAACAAGAAAAACTCAACTCTGGAAAGTTGAAGCTACTGTGCCTATTGAAAAAGCACAAGATTTAAAGATTGCTGCTGAACTATTAGATTTGTCATTCAATTATGTTGATATTAAGAAATACTGGGTATTTAATTTTTATTGCCCTGACAAGTATTCAAGTAAATATGTTAAGCAACTTCTTGACCAATATAATGCAAAATATTTTGTATCAGAAAGCAGAAAAATGTGAAAAAACTGCTTGACAAACGCTCTTTAATGTGGTAAAATAAAAGCATGAATGTACAAAAGTTCGTAAAAACTAAATTATTTAAGCATCAGATAGAATGTGTTGAATTTGGACTTCGGCATAATAAATTTCTTCTTGCCGACAGCATGGGTCTTGGTAAGACTCTTTCTGTAATCACTATTGCTTCAATCAAACGTGTCACAAAGAACTATGAGCATTGTCTAATCATTTGTGGTATCAATGGTCTAAAATATAACTGGAAGAATGAAATTGCACAACACACTAACCTTGATTGTCATATATTAGGTTACAGAGAGGGTAAGCAAACTATCTCAAATGCCGATAAACTTGCTGACCTTGAAGATATTGATAGTCTGCCATACTTCATTATTACGAACATCGAAAGTTTGCGATACAGAGAACTGATTGGTGAGAAATTCTTTAGGGGTAAGCTAAAGAAGATTTATGAATACCCAATAGCTGATAAGATAAGCAGACTATGTACGGCAGAGAAAATCAATATGATTGCATTTGATGAATGTCATGTCTGCCGCAATCCAGACTCGGAACAAGGTAAGCAATTATTGAAATTAAATGCCGAAACAGAAATAGCTATGACTGGTACACCATTACTTAACACGCCATTAGACTTGTATATGCCCCTACATTGGCTTGGATATGAAGAAGCTTCTTTCTTTTCTTTTAAGCGCCGATATTGCCGTTTTGGTGGTTATGGGGGCAAAGAAATAATCGGCTATAAAAACCTTGAGCAGTTACATAAGAAATTGAATGGCGTAATGCTTCGCCGTCTGAAAGAAGATGTGCTTGACCTACCTGAAAAGATATACTCTATTGAGTATGTTGAAATGAACATAGCGCAGAGAGGTATTTACAACGAAGTCAGAAAAGCTTTACTGAAAGATATAGATAAGATAGCTGCTTCTGTAAATCCGCTATCTGAATTGATTAGATTACGTCAGGCAACAGGGCATACAAGTATACTAAGCACTAAAGTATCTGAAAGTGCAAAGCTTGACCGTCTGAAAGAACTTGTATCAGATATTATAGCTAATGGTGAAAAGGTTGTAATCTTTAGCAACTGGAAAGATATTGTCGACATTATTCAAAGTGAATTGCTTGGCTATAACCCAGCCATTATTACAGGTGAAGTCAATACTGAACAGCGAAGTGTTGAAGTAGATAGATTTCAGACAGACAAGAACTGTAAAGTGTTAATAGGCACAATAGGTGCTGCTGGCACTGGTATTACACTTACAGCGGCTTCAAATGTAATCTTTTTTGACATACCATGGACATGCGGTATCTTTGAGCAAGCAGTCGATAGGTGCCACAGAATAGGACAGAATAAGACTGTTAATATATATGAACTCATAACCAAAAATACTATTGATGAACGTGTTCACGATATTGTTAGACAAAAAGGTGAACTGTCAGACAGAATAGTTGACAGTAAGGCACTTGTAAATTATTATTTATCATAAGGAGATTATTATGTATATTCCGCCCTTTATTGCTGGCGTGGCTGTCACGCTGTTTGTTGAGATTGTGCTGATATTTGTTGCATCTATTATTAGAGGAGGCAAAGACGAATGAAAACAACTACTATTAGAGCATCAGTGAAAGTTTCGCCAAAGATACGCGATACTTTTTATTCGATAGAATACATGGAAGAGCGTTCTGTTGACGAGAGTGAACAAGACAAGATTGAAGAACTTCGTAGCCAGCTTTTCGATGATGTTTATAATACTTGTGTTATGCAGATAAACGATATTATAGACGCTAAATAAAAGAGGGGCTTAATTGCCCCTCATGTGTAAAATAGATAGATTTAATGTCTCTAAGAGTTGAGTGCGTTCTTCTGGCATATCTGAACAACTGTATAATGTTTCAATGAACTCATGAAGTTCTTTACATAGTTTTGCCATTTCTATTTGAACTGTCTCTTTTGTAATAACTCCTTCTTTATATTTACACTTTACACTCCTATAAGTCTCATACTCTGGAAGGATGTCACTCAACTCTTTTTTAACTACATCAGCGGTGTCTACTGAATGTTGATTTAGTATAGTATATAAAGCTGATAACTTTTGACAATTCTGCATTGTTGTTTCAGAATTTTCTAATTCAGCTATTGTCTGTTTTACTAAATCTAAATTCAGCATATTGATACCCCGATGTTTTTACATTTTTCTTCATACTCTTTGTGAAGATAGTCCTGTTCTTGATAAATATATTCAGCATTATAATCTACTGCTTTTAATTCGACACACTTACGCTCAACGTATTTTAACTCTTGGTCAACATCGCATATAAGCTGTTTAATCTTTAATGCGGCAGCTATCTCTTTAATATCGCAAGCTTCTACATACATATCTTCATATAGTCGTTTTGTTTCAGTCTCCCATGCTTTCCATTTATCAAAAGCTGTCATCACAGCTTTCTTTCGTGTAGAAGCATCTACGTCTGTACGAACGTGCGTATACCATGCAGTGGGTATAATATCTGGCTTATCTACTTCGCCTTTAGGTATTAGCATACTGTAATGGTTTATGAAGTATCTGCATACAGTTCTCATGCTTGCACTTTCTTCAAGATAGTGGTATTCGTGCATACGCTTATATCCATGTAAGTCGAGAAAGTCAAAATAGTTAGCTAATTCTTCATGTGTCATTAACCCCTCGATTTGGTGGGAGTTAATTTTCTGAAATATTTCTGCTATTGTCATTTGTACACTCCCTAAGTTCAGCTAAAATTTCATCTTGTTGAGCAAGATGTTGTTCGATATGTTCAATAACTAAACTAATTTTTTCATCTAATACATCAAGCAATTCTTGTTTATCTGTTTGAGTTAGGTTTAGTTCTAAGTTCTTTAAGCTAAGATATATGCCAGCTATGCCTAATATATCAGATAAAGTTACTTCTTCTGGCAAGTTCAGCATAACTTAGTTACAACAACACTTACATCAGCAGAGCCAACACCCACACCAAGGTTCTGGAACTGAATGGTGGTAGGTGAAGTGCAGCAACAATCGGTGTTGTTTTCAGGCACTTGAACAAGTGTATCAATCACAATAGTTGTGCCAGTAGTCGTAACAGCGAGAATACTCTTTCTGGTTTCGGGCTGTAATACACCATTTTTTAGCATCTGCACAGTAATGTTGCCGGCAGTAGAAGCAAGAGCATCCATGACATAAGTTACAGCGTAAACACCCTTCTTGTTTAACTGAATAGTAGTCGTGCCGGGAAGTGTTGCCGTACAACCTTTTTCAAGCGAAACAGAGTTAAACGGCACAAAAGAATTAGTTAATAAAGTTAAGTTAGTTGAATATGCTTCAAGCATTTTAATTTCTCCTTATAATAAAATCAGGGTGGGCTATTGCCCACCCCATTTGTTGGTAGGCGTACTGAATACGCTCAGTTTTGTTTAGCAGCCACAACCACCACAGAAAGGACTCATACCAGCATTGTAAGTCATGCCATTAGGATAACGCACAACCCCAGCTACAGCGTTCTGTAACTCTAAAGCGTTAATCTTACTCTGCATAGCTTCAATCTTGTTCTGGCAGATTGCATCAAGTATCTTCTGCGTCTGTGCTGTAGTATTGGCATTGATAGCGGCAGTGTTCATTGCGCCATTATAATTGATACCATCAATACCTCTCAGTATATTGCAGCAACATTCCTGATTACTTGCAGCACCAGCAGCTATAGCTGCTTGAATGTCTCTAATCTCACCTAAAGAATTATAGCTGGCATCTTTAATTGCGCCAGTTACGTCATAGACACCTTGACGAGTTGCGGCAACTCCTTCGTTGTTCTGGCGTTCAAGCGCGGAGAAGTCGGTTGCTCGTTGAACATCGGCAGAAGTTGCGACCTCAGGACCAAACATTCCACGATTGCCACCAAATCCGCCAAAGCCACCATTAAACAAAGCAAGAAGTACGATAAGACCAAATATCCACTCACCAGTACCCATGCCACACATAGTTTCATCCATACCCATTGTTTACACTCCTATAATATTTATATTTCATTCTGTGCGCACCAGAAAGAAATTACTCTAATAGGCTCTTAAAGTCTTGTTCAGACATACCCATAGAACTGAGCATTTGTGTGAACATTTGTTTAGAGCCACCGCCTTGTAAGGCGTTCATTAACATGGGGTTGTTTTTCAGCGCTGGTATGCTCTGCATTGCTTGCTGAATAAACCCTTGAGGATTGCCCTTATATAATTGGTACATTGCTTTAATCTGCTGTTTCATTTGAGGGGTAATCATAGAATTACTAATCATATTATTCATTAACGGATTTGCCATTTGATTTCTTCTCCTTTATCTCGCTAATCAATGATTTTTTAAATTCTTCTAAATCAGCTAATGTGATATATTTAGGTTCGGTATCTGCTAAAGATATTTCTTCAAACTTAAATGCCTGAATGTTTGGTTTACCTAAAACATCACCAGACTTAACGTAGAATATTGGTTCATTATTATCCATAAACCATGCTTTCTCATTAGTCTGAACCATATAATCTTTTACACCTTGAATACCGTTTACTGGTATCCAGTTTATATTTGATTGAGACTGCTGGGGCTGCTGTTGTGCCTGAAACATAGTCTGTGGGTATTGAAATTGACCTTGCATCTGTATCACCCTTTCATTATCTGTATTATAGCATAAAAAATAGGGTGTAACACATTGGTTACACCCTAATAAGGCTTGATTTTCGCCTTTACAATATATTCAAGATTTTATCTTTTATTGACCTAATTCGTGCATCTATGACACTTTCACTGTAATATTTATTGTGAAGTTCTTGCATAGTCATTTGTATTTTTACAAGACTATATCCTCTTGTGCGTAAGGTAAATATCTCTATTTCTTCATCAGTAAAGCCAGCTTCTTTTATGTAATAATCACGTTCTTTTGCTGAGAACTGTAATTTACATTTAGCGCCCTTTTCTGATAGCTGTTCCTTTAGATTTACCATTCTTCTTCGTTCTCGACTTTGTTTTAGTGTAAGTTGCTTTTGCCAACTAAATCACTCCACATCTTCTGCAATTATGTTGCCATCGCTATCAACTATCGCGTATGTGCCCTCGGCACTTTGAGTTACAGTTGAACTGAAATCGTATTGGTTAAGGTAAGCTAAGAACCCGCCTATGATAACTAATATAACTACAAATGCAGTTGCCGCTAATGCAATAAACGACTTCTGCTGCCGCTTTATTATACCATCTTTTCTGACATTCTCTGCTTTTAGCTCACTTAATAATTCAGTGGCTATAAAGTCTGGATGTTCATTCATCTACTTGTTCCTCATTTTGTATATCTAATTTTGATATTGCGTCACAGACAAACCCAAGAACTTTTTTGCCCTCGTCAGAGGTATCATCTACCGCTTCTTTGATTGCAAATATCAGTTCTTCTAATGATATTTTTCCATCAGCATCTATATCAGCCATCCTTATTCGTAATACAAACTTGCTTATAATATAACTGACAGACGGGGCTACAACAATTATGGCGCTTGCAATCGTGCTGGCAGTAGTGTCATTACCCCAGATTAAGTTTGCTGCGCCCAAAATAAAACCACCAATTACAGCCCATAAAGTTGCGCTTGATTTTAGTTTATTTATCATATTTGATGTTCCTCGGTAGAATTAAAATTCTTTGATTTAGCTGCTTCAAATGTTATACCGCCCTCGGTATGTTCTGTCTTACAAAGACTAAGATAACCTGTTAAGCCAGTACCTATGACTGCTTCGGCTAAACCAACAGCAGCAGTAAGCCATGCAGCAGTGCTATTATATCCTACTTTTATACAATAATACATGAGTATAAAACACTCTTGCACTATAAGAAACCCTATTATAACTACCATTGTAGTTAAGATTTTACTCCATTGGGGTTTCTTTTTCATTTCAGCAATCCTAATCTATCAAGCACAGTTGCAAACTCTTGTCTGAGTAAGGGGGCATGAGGGTCATCTACTAAACCATCTTTATCGCCGTCAGAGAAGATACCGCTTTCTACACCTTTAGCGCAACTTGCTTTTGCATATTCGCTTGTAGGCAGACTTCTGAGATATTCCATAAGCCTGTTATAAATTTCTTCACCAGTCATGTTTTCTTCTTCTAACCTCTTATTTACATCTTCTGCAATCTCATAATGCTTGTCTAATAGATAACTGCCTGGGCATTCTTTAGGGGCAAACCATCTGTGCACAGTCATGTTTTGTTTATCTACTTGCCCTATTAGATTTTTGTCATTCTGCCAGAGTAATTTCTTTATGCCATTACGCTGACAAACATCTACGAGTAAATCTTTCAGGGCTGAAAGCGCTTTATCACTAACGTGCCAATCAGGTTTTCCACCATCATTTGCTACTTCAATGGTTATTGCTCTGTTATCGTTCGCTGTGTTACTTGTACAGACACTTCGCATATCTTCTGATACATATATAGCGATATTGCCTTTGCTATCAATACCGTAGTTACTATTATACTTGGCATTTTTAAACAAATTACCACAAGCTTCAACAGTGCCATTGCCAGCCATGCAATGTATTGAGATTGTATCAATCTTTGCCGTGCGGGTAAAACAAAAAGAAGAAGGGATTTCTACTGTTGCTAATGATGATTTAACCATTTCACGGTATCACCTCAGTTTCTTTCAAATGTGCTATAATACCAATTTTTATTTATGTCGATATTATAGCACATTTTATTCAATTTGTCAAGTCTTTACAACTCATCCTTCGGAAGCATTTCTAAAAGCTTGTTGTATTCCTCTTCCGTCAGCCTACCAGCCGCAAGATAAATGTCGATGTTCGCATTTACAATATCGCTCTTGCCAATGTTTATCAGCTTAGCGCACAGATTATAAGTGGCTACCATGGTTTATACCCCCAATTCTATTTCGCACAGTCGTGCTTCGTGGTCTGCTGCTATCTCAAGCAGGATTTCTTCTGTTGACGGTTCGGGTTCTGGCTCAGGTTCCGGCTCAGGTATTACACCCGCCACCCAGCTTGTCACGGTCATTACGCCGTCAATGCTTTCAACCTCGATTTCGCCAAACGGGAAATTTGGTGTTGCCAGCGTTGCGGGTATGATTGCATAGCCGTCAGGAGGTGTGCCGTTTTGCCACGTTTGGTTTGCGTGTGCGCCGTTGTCGTAGGGTTCAATTTTTACAATTCTCATAGTGTCTCTCCTTTAACCGATAGCTATGTAACAATATTCCGTATCGGTTACATTACACTGCGTGTTCATACTGGTAGAGTACCATGATATAGTATTTCCATTTTCAGTAAACGTTACGAATAAGGATTGTGTACCAGAGCTATAAATCGCTGTCCTCGTCTGTTTAGAACCCCACAAGAAGCAACCCTTCTCCCAAACTCCGTAATTTGAATGTGGGAGTAGCCCTTGGTTAGTGGGGTAAACAATTAGTAATTTAGGCTCAAAATTGAATGTAAGTGTAATAGGATTGCTTGAACCATAAGTTCCAGTGCCAATATAACTTCCAGTGCTAATCTGAACACCAGGCACATCAAGTAGCTTGTTTCCAAGAATGTCAGTGATTATTTGTGCGTATTCTTGTTCGTCGTAGGTGTTTCCGTCATCATCTGCGTAGCAGGTATAACTAAAGTCAGACGGGAGAGTGAAAGCGGGGCGGGACCCGTGGGTGCCGGAGCAGTAGTCGTTGCTGAGACCGCCAGTAGCATCCAAGTACCAGGCGATAGCGGTGCCGTTCGTGTACGGGGAACGGGTCCACTGAGCAGTGGCGGTGCCATTCAAATAGGCAATTTTCAACGTCTTGGCAATGGACAGCGCCGTGCCCTCTGTATTGGCATAGGTGTGAGACTGCCCCAGCTCAGTGCCAGACAGCAGGAACACCGCACGCTGGAGCGTGGTGACCGTGGTGTTGCCGTTGCCGGGGGTGTAGTAAAACTTGGTGGTGGACATCGCCGTCTGGATGTCAGCGTCAAACAGGGCCTTGTAGGTGCCGTTGAGCCAGGTGTCAATGGTG